CACTTTTAAGATAAGATAAAATAAAATAAAATAAAATAAAATAAAATAAAATAAAATAAAATAAAATAAAATAAAATAAAATAAAATAAAATAAAATAAAATAAAATAAAATAAAATAAAATAAAATAATTTATTTTCTAATTTTTTGTTCTTCTTTCTTACGTTGTTTTATATCTTCTAATAATTCAAGATTATATTTTTTAGCTTTATTCTGAAATGTTAAAAGTTTTTCAATCATCATTTGTTGTTGTTTCCAAGCATCCTGATCTATTTCTATTGTGTTATTTACTGTTTTATTTGATGTGTTATCTTCAGTTTGATTAGGTACTTTATTGCTATTATTATCTACAAATTCTTCTAAATCTTTTTTATAGTATTGTTCTCCAGCTTCAAATGACTTATAAATTGTCTCCTCATTGGCATTATTAACTTTAATAAAAATATTATTGTAATCATAAACATGATATATCCAAGGATATGTATCAACATTTGAATCTAGCAAAGAAATTTTTCCTAAATCATTTGATTCAACTTTATAAAATAAAAATGTAATGTTTGGGTATAATTTTGCCTTGTCCTTTAGAAATTTTTTTATTAGTTTATGCTCAGATTTTTGTGCTGATGCAAGAGATAATCCTAAAATAACAAATTTTTTAGGTTTTGACTTTAAGATTTTAACTATATCACTAACAGTAGTTACTTCCCAAATATTGGTCATTATATTGATTATATATTATATATAAATCTTTAAATCGCACAAAGATTGTTATTCGTATACTCAAAAATCTTGGAAAAAGATTTATGTGTTTCTAAATAACGATCATGATTATAGATATTTTCAACCTGAATCGTGCCATTATCAAAAAAATTGTGTCGGTATTTTTTACTGTTTTTGTTTATCAGCAAATTGTTTAGCCATTCCCATAGCAGCAGTAAATTGTTTCATGAATTGTTCACCAATAGGATTACCATTATCATCTTTTATATCCTTAATCTTATCAGAATTATTTTGCATTAAATCACCCATCTTCATTGCTGTCTTTGCCATCTTGTCTTGGGGAATTACATTACCAATTTTACCAGAGATTCTTTGTGCAATATCAAACATTGATTCAATACCATTTGTTTTAATATCATCTACAACTGTTTTTACCATTGTAGCACAAACATCTTTAATCTCAGAGTCACCTCCTAATAGTTCACCTAATGCATTTACTGTATCTTTCATATCCTCATCAGAAAAGTTCTTAATCTCATCTGATAGTTTATCTAAATTCATGAGTTTATCAACACCTAGTGAACCGAGTAAACCAGCAGATGCTTCAGTACCAGGAATTACAATATCTTTTGACATTAGAGAATCCATATCAACACCAGAATTATCAGTACCTAAACCCATAAAGACATTACGAAATAGGAGTGTTGGAGAATTTGTTACCAAATCATTTTGACAATATTCAACAGCATCAATGATTTCTTTTTTGTGTCTTTCTTCAGATGTATTAAGATAGACCATCTTAATAGATGATATAAATAGGATAAAAATAAAACCCCATACCTGTTTCTTCTCTTCATCTGTAAATGATTCATAAACAAGATTAATATTTACACCAGGAATAATAGTTGTAATCTTTCCTTCCTTATTTCTCACAACAAATAATGCTGGATTTTTATCTAAAACCATCTTATAATTATCTTTAAGAACATAGAATGATTTCTTAATAACAGCAATCTGATCATAATTGCTGTTGTCATCCCCACCTTTCTTATATTCAGTTTGTATAGTATCACATGTTACTCTAAGTTTTTTATGTGCTTCAAGTTTACCTTCTGGGATCTTCATATCCGCTTCCATTTTTTCGGATTGTTCTTTTAATAGTTTACAAATAGATAGAACTGCATAAACAAATTGAGATTGATAAATAAATAAAGTCTTTTTATCTTGATTTTCAGACGATTCCATTTTTTAATAAATATTTATAATTAAAAAATGTTTAAATATGTTTATTATGTTTATTTGTTTTTATGTTTATTTGATTTATATTTACATGATTTATATCTACATTTACTTAGTTGGATTATTTGATTTTTTAAGTGAATTTATTTGAGCTAAAACTTCAACATATTTATCAACACGTTCAATAAATGCCTTAAATGTTTGTTTAATTAGTTTTTTATTTTGATTATCCATTGTTTTCCAAATTTCCATTGTCTGAAATAATTTAGATTCGTCAGTACATGCAGAATATGTTTGATTCATAAAAAAAGCGTCATCTTGTGCAAGAATTTTTTCTCTATACCCATCATGTGAATAAACATGTTTAATAAATAATGCAATTGGTTCATATGGTTTACGTTCCATATAACTTAAAATTGAATTTAAAAAAATACCAAAATAACTTTCTGGATATTTATTCGCTAAATGAGTAACCATCACGCGTGAAATTTTATTGAATGAGTCTTTAATATCATCTTTTGCTTGTTGTAATTGCTCGATAGAATTCATTTTTATAATAATTGTTATATATATAATTTATTCTTTAATTTAGTTAAAATATTTAATTTGGTTCAAGTATTTTATTTATTAAAGTTTGTTTAAGTTGTGATTCAATAATCGATGTTAAATTTTTCGTATCTTCTTTGTGTTTTGATTCAAACTCTTTTAATCTGTTTGCCATATCACGTTCACTTAATTTAGTTTTTTCATTATTAAATGTTAAAATCTTATATTCTGTATCTTTACCATAAGGCATAAAAGATTTAGGTTGAGCAATTTCTTGTAAAGCATCAGATGTATATGAAAAATTATCAGATACACCTTGAGTTTCTTGAGGAAAGAATGATAGAACATTTTGATCTTGAGCTTTTGCTACTTGTTGATTAGATTGTAATATTTTTCTTCTATTTGCTTCAGCAATCTTTGCCATGTTTTGTTCCCTAAATCTAATTAAATTATCTAACCATTCAAATGCTTTTTTACCTTCATGTCTTGTTGTATTTCTTCCAGTCTGATCGCGTATCATAACCATTGGTGTAAAATTCATTCCCAATTTAATAATATCATCTGTTGGCATCTGATCAATTGATATTAATTGGAACATTGGTCTTAGACCTTTATTTTCAAGTATTCTAATAAAATTAGCACTAGATTCGCATCTAGAACTATAAAATAAGTAATTAGACATTTTGATATAAATTATATAATGAAACAAAAATATTTTGATGAACACAATAAAAAGACAATAAAATAATAAATAAAAAGACAATAAAATAATAAATAAAAAATTGATTAAAAAAATTCCATTTAAATAAATATTTATATATATATATAAATACTATATATGAAGTTTGATATTAATACAAAAGTAAAAAATTATGTTAAAAGAAAGGACTTTAATTCAAGTTCGTTATGTGTTGAATTTACTGGTAAAGATATAAATCATAAAATGATGAATACTATATCAAGAGTTGCTTCAAATGGTGTTCCTTCATATGCATTTCATCCACAATTAATTAATATTGAAGAGAATACATGCCCAGCTTTTGATAATCAATATTTGCAACTAAGATTATCACAATTACCAATCTATGATTTGCCTTTGGACCTTATATATTTAAATGACAAATTCTGGAAATCATATCCATATAATGAATTACATCGAGAAAAACATCCTAAGGAACAAGAAGTGAAAGCTTATATAAATTATCATAATAATTCTAATGAAATTAAATTTGTAACAACAAATGATCTAACTTTATATGTTGATGGTGTTCAACATACAACATATAATAAAGAATATCCGATTTTACTCATTAAATTAAGACCAAATGATACATTTAAATGTTCAATGACAGCATGTTTAGGTATAGGAGAAGCACATACTATTTTTAAAGCATCTGTAAATTCATTTGCTACTTATTCAGATACAAATTTTGAAGTAAATTTACAATCAAATGGTCAAGAAACAGAATTTACAACTTTAATAAAGAGTGTTAAACATATAACAAAACGTTTAGAAGATATTAAATTACAGTTAGAAAATAAGGTAAAAAATCGTGAATTAAAAAATGATAAAACAATTTTATTGACAATTGATAATGAAGATCATACAATTGGAGAAGTAATAAATTATGAATTACAGAATAATTCAAATTTATTCTCAGCAATATCAAAACCAAATCATCTTATTAAAAGTATGTTATTCAAGATTGAATCATTAAAGCCAGAAAAGATTTTAGATGATATTTTTTCAACACTTAATACACTAATTGATAAATATGTGTATATTACAGGACTAGTAGAAAAATTAAATGGTTAAAAAGTTAACGAGATAATAAATAAGAAATAGTTTTTGTGTTAATACAATCTTCGAAGAAGATCTTAAATTTATCATCATTAAATACTGATTTTATTTTTTTTATTAAATCATTACGATTTAGATAAATATGTTCTAAAATGTCTAATTGAATTCTTTTAATATATTTATAAACAATATCGACAGATAAAGATTTTTTATCAATAAATTCATCAGTTGATTTTAATTCATCATTGCGAGTTGTAATAAATTGATTATGTAGCTCATATAAAATTTTTCTATTCTCTGTATCTAATTTATCATAAATTTCAGGATGTGCTTTTTTTCGTGTTAAATGATAAAGATTTAGATATTCTTTTGCTAAAGTTTTAAATGAATTATTAATTCTTTTAATAATATCGGATGGATATAATGAAATATAATTAATAATAAAATTAAGATTATCTGATTTATATAATTCTAAATATGATAAATTAATATTTTTAGTATTACCTAATAGATTAGAAATTTTTTGATATAATTTATTAGGATAAATATAATTAAAACCACCATATTTTATACAATAACCTGCATTTATTAATTTTTTTCCTTTTTCCTGTAATTTAATTGATTTTTCCAATTCAAATTCTAATTCATCAATACATGAAAAATATATCTCATTAGAATCTAATTTGTAATATTTTTTATTCTCATATATAAAATCATCAGAATAAGATAAAATATGTTTATGAAAATGTGAGATTAAAATATATTCTTCAGAATCTGTTGGAATATTTAAATCAATTGATTTTATATACGAATCATCATTTAATTTTTTAATATAATATTTCATGAAATAATAATATTCATCATTATATTTGAAGAAATATATATATGATCCAATATAATTATAATATATTTTACACTGAGTCCAATTATTTGTTAATTCTGTTTTAATTGAAGCATCAATTATAACATTTCTAAAATATGTTTTAATAATGTTATAATTAGAATCAATTATAATAAAATCAATATTATGGATTATATAATTTACAATTTTATTTGAATGACAAAGATTTGTTGATAGATTATCTGTATAGATAATAGTAAAATCGTAAAATTTTTTAAAGTTAATATTTTTTATTGTATCATAGTCTGTTTTTTTAATTAAATCAATAAAATCGAGAATAATAGAATTAAATGACATATTCTAATGTATAATATATTTAAATTATTTTATAACTCGCTAATAAACGAATTAATTTTCTGATATAATAATATATTTTATTTAATATGTATCTAAATAAAATTGATCTTTTATTAGACAAAGTTACAGATGATTTCTATGCAACAATAATTAAAACACAACAATTAAACAAAATATTAGGTGAAACTAATTTTGTAAAATTTCAAAAAGAATTAACAGAGTTTTTAAAGTCATATTGTGATAAAATTAATCTATCAGAGATTGAAGAATTATTAAAAAACTCTTCAATTAAGATAAAAATTCAAGAAACTATTAAAAGATATTTATGTATTTATTTATTCCTGTATATCGGATTCTTTTATGTTAATTCTGATTCGACTTTTATGAATAATATTGTTGAATTTACAAAAAATTCCACACAATATAATTATAAAATTGACGGATTCTTCAATTCTGAGAGTAATGCTTTAATTGTGAAATACTTTCAATTTATTAAACAATTATTAAATTTTATTGAAGCAGATACACCACAAAAGAAAGAAACATTAACAAATAAAATTGATTATAAATCGTGTATTGAATTTTATAACACATTTAGTGAAGATTTTTTTAATGAAATATATTTACAAATAAAGGATAAAAATTTAAAAGCACATAACATCATAAAAACTACAATATTATTTGAGATTTACAGATTAGAAAAAAAAGAATTATATAAATTAATTGAGATTTTAGATACTACTGAAGGTGAATTTATCTTTATTGATATTGTCTTACCAACCAAATCTGTTATTGATTTTAGATCAATTGAATTATTATTAAGTAAAAAAGATTTAGCAAAGGGTTATGCTTATGTAATTTGGGATTATCTAACAGAATATAATGAAACATTAATTGCTCAAGAGAAATCATTAGATGATAAAATTGCTGATCTATTTGAATCAGGATTAATAATACCAATTGTAGATGATTATTTATTATATCATAAAGATGGTGAAAAATATGACAAGAGTGATAAGATAAAAACTAAAGAAGATACAAAGATAAAATTTATCATTGATAAACTTGACCAGATAACAAATATTAATTTAGAATCAAAAGAAGATGTAAAAAAAAATTTTTATTTGCCATTAAATTATAAGAAAGCAGTTTTAATAAATAATTTTGAAAATATAAAGATTATTCAGAAATTTATTAATCAAGGTAAAATTTCAACAGAAAATGCAGAATTTTTAAAAGAATTAGAAGATTCTACATTATATCCATATATAAACTTTAAAAATAAACCAAATAGTGTAAATATAAGTGTTAATAAAACTATTGATTGTGTAAGAGCTGTGTCATTTGATACAACAGACCAGTTTAAACAAAAACCAAATGCTAAATTACAATTAAGAGTTGGTAGTGAGAATCAACAATTAAATATAATCGGTGTAATGATACCATCGAATATTAAATCTCCATATTGCATGAAAAATAAAGATGTTAAAAATATAAGAGATTTAGGAGATAATGATAATGGATATAAATTAACAGAGGAATTTATTGAAGATACATTAATATCAGATAAAAATTTTTCAGAATCTGTTTTTTGGTTATTTGATCTGGATAAAGATAATGTTGAACTTGAAACATATGAACAAGTAACAAAGATGACATCTCATGATAATATTAAGATATTACTTGGTAAATTATATGATAATCTTGTAGATTATATCTATAAAGAGATTATTGAAAAATGTAAAACAATTTACAAAAATACATCATCAATTGGGTTACAATCTGTGTTTAATTTTATTAATTTATATGAATCAAATAAGATTAAAATTACAAAGATAAAAAGTTTATATGAAAAAATTTCTGATGAATTATTTAAATCAATAATTACACCACAAGAGATAAAATATGATATAAATGATGATAAAGTATATGGTTTAACTGGAGATATTATTGAATTGCCTACATATACCAAAGAGATTAATGAAAATCCAAATAAATTTAAAATTTCCACTGAGTTTATTAAAGAAGAAGGTATCACAATTGAAAAAGAAAAAGTTGATGGTGTATGTCAGCATAATATTTCATGGGATAGAATATCAGAATTAAAAATAACAAATACAAAATTATTTTTAGATGAATTATATCAATATATTCAATTATATGTACAAGAAAATGCTGAACATGATTATGTTTGTAAAAGTTGTGGTTTTTATTTAAATATTAAAAAATATGTACAAGATGGAAAATATGATGATTCTACACAAAAATTTATTGTTTATGGTTTACCTTTAGATACACCATTAGAAGATATGCCAGAATATGAAAAATATAGAGGTACAATTAGAGCAATAGATAAATATATTGAAAAGATTGCTTTAATTAATAATTTAAGTTATTTTCAAGGTAATTCAGTAAATATTAAATCCAGACGTAAAATTGTTACAAAAGATGCAATTGATTTGATTTTATTAAATAATGAATTACTCAAAAAAAATTACAAACAAAGAAATGAAACAATTGGTAAACTATATGGTATTTCAAATTCTAATTTATTCGTATTTGAACTTGAATCAAATATATTTATATTTTCAAGTAAAGACAAAGATTTTCTAAAACCAATAAAACAGAATAATGTTATTGGTTATTTGATATTTTTACTAATGTTAGAATTAACCGAATCACAAATAACAATGATGAATGTTGATAAAAAAGGGTTTTGTAATTTCTTTATATTTGAAAAAATTTATCAATCATTATTTGAAGGATTAAAATTCAGAAAAAATAATCAAGGTGACGTTGTACCAGTCAAGAATTATCCAATCTTTTGTTATGTATTATATCTTGTAGCATGCTTTATATCAAAATATAATATATGGTATTATGATTTTAAAGATGCTGCAAATGATAAAGCTAAAAGAAATAAATTATTACCTGTAATACAAAAGATTATAATTACAACAGTTATTGATATAATTAATAGTGTTCTAGAAAATGCAGTAGAAAAGAAATCAAGAATATATGAAGTAATTGTATCAAAATTCTATAATAAATTAAATACTACATTTTCTAATATGGATTTATACAACAAATTTAAGGCTGATTCAAAATCATCATTATTTGGCGAATCAAAGACATTTATTTTGACAAAACCAGAAGCTTTTGTTATGCCTGGTAAATTTGTCTATCCAACAAACTATGAAAAACCTTTTCATTGGAGAAAATGTATTTTCCCAAAGAATTATTTAGCTTATTATGGCAAACCTAAAATAACAACAAATTTCTTATCTAATATTACTAATTGTGTAACTGGTGAATTTCATTCGTGGGATTTTTTTAAAGATGAAAAAACTTTTAAGTGTACTAATTGCAATCAAATAAGTTCTAAAATTACTGAAGATCCAAAAAGTGAAATTTTTATTGAGAAAATTTATAAGAAAAATCAATTGAAAGAATTATCTAAAAAATATTGTTTTATTGATGGAAATTTACATTTATTTAACTTAGAAAATAATATAAATATTTGTGTAAAATGTAAAAAAGAACAGGGAATTGAATATTCTGAATCAGAATTAGATAAATTAGATGTAATGATTAATGAAAAATATATTAATAAAAGTGATAAATACATTGAGACTGTACAAGAAATAAAAAATACAAATGAAAAGAAAATAAAATATTTAGAAAAATTATATGAAAAAATAGAAACAAAATATAATGAAGCTATAACTAAAGATAATAAATATAAATATATTGATCAAATAATTGATTTAATAGAAAAATCAATTGGAGAAGAATTATCAAAAACACATCAATATCTTAGAGATAATGTTTATATTTTTACACATGATTATACTGGTATTAAATATGATAAACCTATTATTATTTTAGATAGAGATAATAAAATTTCATTTAAAGAAAACCATCCGCAATTTAATGTTGATGTTATTTCTTATCAATCATATAAAAATGGAAAAGTAGATGTATATTATGATGCTAATACACATATAATGTTGGGATATAGAGAAGAATCTAAACAAATTGTGTATAATAAAAATCCAAAAGTAATGGTAAAGATTGCATATTCGTTATACAATAAGATAAAATTAATTGGTTTAGTATCCGAACATATAAATGTAAAATCAATCATAAATGATATTAATAAAGATTATTTGAATGATTTTGATTATAAAATAGAATCAAAAAAGAATCCATTATTAGGAGAACAAATAATAGAAAAAATATTATATGAACGTTATCAAAATATGAAAAATTTAATTTATAAGTTTCAACAGCTTGTTTTAAGAATAATAAATGCATATACAATTAAAAAGAAAGAATCACAGCCACAAAAGAGTTATTATGAAGAACAATTTAATGAAGAAGCATATTTTTCTGATAAATTATTATCATTAGTTGAGAAATATAATAAAAAAATAGGTACGATTGAATTATCTGACGATGACGGGTTAAATATAATATTTAAACATTGGAAAGGTGTAACTGATATTTTAATACCCAGAAAAATTAAAAATGTTGATATTCCATTACCATCAATTAGTATTAATTATATTAGTCAAGTTGATATGAATGGTTCACTATTACATTTTTATATTGTTAATAATTTATATAATATTTGTAAATATAATGAATCAAACCATTCAATAGCCAGATTAGTAGTTGACTTTATAAATGTTGCTTTTGATTTATATAATGAAGATAAATTTAATTTTGATATAGATTTTAAACAATTCTATTATTTTATACATTCTGCAACTTATATTGATGAACTAAAAGACGTAGAAGGTGTAACTGAAGGTGTGTATGAAGAATTATTAGATGAAGAGAAAGAATTAACAGAAGAAGAAAAAGATGCTTTGGAAGATGCTAAAGAAGAAGAGGATGCATTAGATGTAGAAGGTGATGAAATTGACTATCTTGCAACATATGATAGAATTATTGAGAGACATCCAGATAATATGAATATAGAATCATTATTTAATATATCTTATAGAGACTATCAAATGCAAGTATCGACAAATGAATATTATGACAAAAATTATTTTATATAAATTAATATTATAATAAAAATGCTAATAATAGTTGTAATAATTATTATAATATTACTTTTATGTTTTTATTTTCAATCACAACATATAACAAAAGAAAAATTAGAAGATATTGACGAAACAATTGATAATTATGATTATCTTGATGAATTATTAAATAATGATTTATTGAATAATGATTTAGTAAAAGAAAAAAAGAATAAAAATGTAAAAGTAATAAATAAAATTGAAGGCAATGTAACAACTAAAATAGATGGCTATATAAAACCATATTTTATTGATAAACAATTTCATGAAGATTATAGAGATACCATAACTGCTTTCGATCATTTACTTGAATATGATAAACCTAAATTTAATAAAGCATGTTTACCAGTATCATATACTGTTGTAAATAAAACAGAAGTTAAAGCATTACTAAAATCATTCTTAAAAATGTTAAATAATGAAATTACAAAGAATGTTCATAATTATGTAACAGTTGATGATGGATTTCAAAACTCAATGCCTAATCCTACAGTTAAATCAGGCTGGGAAAGACAACAAGAATATTTAGGATTACCTGGAGATTTATTTAAACAAAAATTAAAATCAAAGATTAAAATTATTAAAGTTGATAAAGTAGAAAAAGTAGAATCTGATTCTCAAACAAAATATACAATTTTTATGATTATACAGAAATTAAATGTATCAGACCAAATGGTTGTTAAAATATCATTTGTTTTAGATAGAATTGATTTAAATGCTGATAGAGATTTTTTGAAAAATGAAAAATCAGTTGATTTAAATGTAACATTAGATGATGTTTTTGTTGTTGGTTATATGTCTAATTTTTCATTCGGTGTAAATAATGATAGAACTGATTTTTATACATTTGAAAAAACAGAAGAAACAAATATGTTAGATCAGAAAGAGATTTTTAAACAATTAAAGAAAAAATATAATGATAGAGCAATAGAATCAAATGGATTAACAATAGATATTTCACCAAAACAAATTAACGAATTAGCAGAGACAAGACTAAAACAACATAATGGTTTAGGATTTTATGATAATTTACCAGGTTATTATTGATATTGATATTATTTTTATTTTTTATTTTCTATTTTTTTATTTTTATTTTTTTATTATATAATAATGTCTAGTTCTAATTCAAATATTTTACAACCATATGCTAAAAATCCCAATATATTATCATCTCCATCATCACAAACATCAAATCTAGCTATAATTCCATCTCCATCTGATCTATCTACAACTTCTTCTACATCTACATCTACATCTACTACTCCATCTACTATTCCATTTACTACTCCATCTACTATTCCATCTACTACTCCATCTACTATTCCATCTACTACTCCACCAACAACAATAATAAGAACAAATTATATTATTATTATTGTAATAGTAGTATTATTAGTATTAATTGGTTTAATTTTATACTTTCTATTAAGTTCAAATGATACAAATACCAGTGAAAACATTACAGAATCAACAACATCAACATCAACATCAACAACCACACTAAAAACTCCAACTAGTTCAACCACAGTAAAAATACCAACAATGCCAACAATGCCAACAATGCCAACAATGCCAACAATGCCAACAATGCCAACAATGCCAACAATGCCAACAATGCCAACAATGCCAACAATGCCAACACAACCAACTCAATCAAATTTATTATCACGTGGATTAGAAAATACAGGTATAACAACAATAGAAAATTTTACAAATATTACAAAAAATAATTATGAATATTTTGGTAATATAAGTTCTGAAGAAACAGTAATCAGTAATAATACTTATATTATTTTTAATTCAATTGATGTTGTTAAACAAAATTTTGATGTTTTTATTAAAACATATTTTCCCTTATTAAATTATGATAGAATGAATATACTAGTATTTCAAAGAACTGGAAAATCAATTAATGAAATAATTTCTAAAACTTCATTTACAAATATAGCAGGGTCGCATCCAATATTAATATTTACTAAACCAAATAATAATTATAAAAAATATTTAGGTCTAATTTATGGTATGAATGATAAAACATATTTTAAATTATATTTATTACATCTATTTTTAATAACAAAACTTACTGCACAAAAAAATAATTTATGTTATTATTATTTCCCAAATGATTCAAGCAATTTGGAAAATGATTTTGTGGCATATGTTGGTAATTGTCAAGCAGTTAATAATATTAAGATATTACATAATTCTAAAAAAAATGATATACCAATTGAATCTGATTCTATTAATCTAACAAATAATACACCATTTACAAAATTAACTTTTAAAGGTAAATTTTTATCAAAATTTAAACAATTAACAAATTTAAATATTGATTCATTTGTTGATATATATGCAAGTTCATTACAATCACAAAGAGATGAAATATTAAGAAATTATGAAGATGAAATTGTTAATAAAATAATAAATGTTTATTAAATATATAATGAGTTCTTTATTTAATTCCATCTTAATATATTTATTAATAATGTTTTTAGTAATATATAATAAACCAAATTTTATTTATGATAAAAAAAGAAAAAAGTTTAAGGAATTTGGTTTAACAAATGATAGATCAATTTTATCTTTACCAATTTTATCAATAATTATAGCAGTTGTAACTTATGTAATATTTTTTTATATTGAACAAAATGCAAAAATTTTATTATCTTATAATTCTATTGTTTGTAAACATCCTTTAGCAATCTAGCTGATGGATCTTTTTGTCCACCCCATTTCGGAAGCCAAAAAGACGGTATAACTGTTGCAAATTTATTAGAATAAATTTCATTAAATCTCAGTCTATAATGCAGTGATTCTTTGGTATATGGTGTTAAATACGTAAATTTTTCTTTGGCTTTTTCAACATCTTCTTCTGTATATAACTGATTAATTTCTTCTTGAATAATTTCATACCAAGATTTCTTAAGAGATGATATTCCATCAGAGAATGCCTCTTTTGGACGCCATACAACCTTTGATGGCAATAAATCTTCAAACGCCTTTCTTAATAAATATTTTTCAACTCCATCTTTTGCTACTCGAAGTTTTGGATCGATTGACATATATAGTTTAATAAAACGATGGTCGCCAAATGGTGTTCTAGCTTCCAATCCCATTCCAGCAACACAACGGTCAACACGTTGAGCATCAAAGTAAATAATTTCTTCTGTTAATTCATGAATGCGTTCTCTAAAATGTTCAATTGTTGGTGCTAATTTAGTCTCTGCGTAACCACCACATACTTCATCTGAATAATCTCCAACAATTACAACCTTACAGTCGGTATTTTTTGCAATTTCTTCAGCTGAGATTAATTGTGGCGTAGATGCTCTGTTAGTTGTGATATCATATGATTCAATCTTTGCAGTGACTCTATTTTTATTGCAATCTAAAAATTCATCTTCTGTTTTTTGAATCATAATATGGTCAGTTTCTAAATATTTAGCTACTAATTCAGCATAAAATTGGTCGGTACCATTTTCCATTCCAATACACATTGTTTTAATCTTTTTATTTTCTTTTTTAGCAAATTGTGCACCAAGAGCGCAACAAATACTAGAATCCAAACCACCACTTAACATAAAAATAATATCTCTATCTGATGCAAATCTATCTGCAACACATTTTGTTAAAATATTACGAATCTGAGTTACCGCTTGTTTTTCATCAAAAATTGTAATAGGAATATCGCGTAGATCATAAACTTTATGTAATTTTTCTTCAATATGCTTTTCATCAAATGGAATCGAATACGAATGTAGTGAATTAGCTTTTACTTGTTGAACCATCTGATGATGGTTTGTAACTGGAATACCGCAAAGTTGAGATGTTAGACATAAACCATTAATTTTTGTTTGTGCTGAATGATGTGAATAATTATGAGAATAATAAAGTGGTCTAACACCGCCAACATCACGTGCACAATGAATATCTACTTTCGTATCCTTTACATGAAGAATAATGAAAGCAAATTCACCAGATACTTCATCATGTTCGGATAATTCTTCATATAATTTTTCTAATCCTAATTTTTCATATAAATGAATCAAAACTTCACAATCTGAACGTGATTTAATCATATCTTTTAATTGATATTTTTCAATTAAATGTTTATATCCATAAATCTCACCGTTTGTCATCATATAAATATCTTCATTTTTATCATTTTTAATATGAAAAGGCTGTGAACCAGCATCGGAAAGATCCATAATTGCTAAACGATGAAATACTAATATAAAATCATATTTATTAATTGTAAATTTTTTAATAATAGTTTGATCTGGACCTCTAGCCTTTAAATTTTTACTAAATGCACATGACATAACATATTCTTCATCATATGTTCCCGTAGGAGCACAATAAAACCATATTCCACACATTTTTAATTATATATCAATATATCATACATTAACATTTAAATAGAATTTAAATCAACTTTTTACATAAATTAATAAAAAATTGAAAATAAAAAATCATTAAAAAATCTAGAAAATTAATAATGAATAATAATAAAAAATGTTTTTTGATACAAAGTCAAATATTTATGATGAGAATGGCTATCTTGCCGATGGTATTCTTGTTAAGAATCATTATAATTTTAATGACAATATTCCAGCAATTGCTGTTGAATATCGTAAAATGCAGATGAATGGGTTTTACAAGACTTTCAGTGAAACCGGACGATTGATTTCCGATCGTACATTCCGTAATGGATTTCTTCATGGAATTTCCAAGTTCTACGACGAGAATGGGAATCTTATTCGTGAAGATGAATATGATGATGGAAAGAAGATTCGAACCACAACATATACACCACAAGAACCAATCAAAGTTGAAATTCCATATGTGAAGCGACGTCCTCGCCGCCGGTACTCACTGTCAGAACTTGAAGGTTAATTTGGTTTATTTTATTATTTTATTATTTGTTTTTTTATTTATTTTGTTTTTTTATTTATTTTATTATTTTTTTTATTTTATTATTTGTTTATTTTATTATTTTATTATTTTCTATAATTTCATTATATATATAAGTGCCATATATGGAGGTATATTATTATGTGGTTTTCCGCCACCAACAGCATTTGTAGGTTCTGCCTTACATCCTTTTCCATCAAAATCTAAAAGAACTCCACCAGGTAATGGATTTCCTGTACTTCCATTTGCCCAATTTGCAGATGTACTACCAACTTGTGTCCAATGTGAATGTTCCGGAGCTTCTTTTACATTTAATGTAACTTTTTCAAAACCACTAATATCTAAAACTGATTTTGGTGTAAGATTATGGTTTGTTAAGCCATTAACATTTTGTGGATTAGATGCGCCTAGAATTGATCTACTACGTAAATCAGGTGTAACCACATCATTACCCTTTGAATCTTTATAAGTTGCACCATTACAATATACCCATCCATTTGGTATTGTATTAATATCATCATACCACGCAACAATAATACCTTTCATATTATCTGAATTAAATACATTTGTAAATATTGAATCTGATATTGTAATATTATTATAATTTGCAGGCAATTTATTTGAATAAAAATATCCAACATTACCAACTACTGTATTTAAATTAGAAATAGAATTATCACATTCAGGTATAGAACTATCAACAAATGTTTCTTTTTTATAATAAATAATAAATAAAATTATTAATAGAAAAATATAATAGAATATATTTTTTGCATTCATTTATATATATTAATAAATTCATATTTTAATTATATATGCAAGTGCCAGATAAGGTGGCATATTATTATGTGCCTGATTATTTTTCAATGAATCGGGTACAGTATTTGAATTTGGTGGAGCAGCCTTATCATTTGTTTTTAAGGTACACCCCGGATCACTGTCACCATACCAACCACGTTCATGATATTGATTACATGCACCAAAAAGCCAAAATTGTTCATGTGAATGTGGCGCAATTTCTTCTAAAGTAAGTGTGTGTGTTTCTCTTCCTCCTATTGTCTTTGGTAGATATGGTGTTAATGGAGGAAGTGTAGATAATGATTGAACAACTTTTTTATCCCATGCACCAATAATAAATCTGGATCTTAAATCAGGTGATTTAATTTTATTTCCAAAATTATCAGTATATTCAGTTCCATCACATAATCCCCAACCTATTGGTATTTTTTCTAAAGTTCCTGACCATGCAACAATTACACCACTAAAATTTTTTGGATGTAAATTTTTTGTTGTAAGATTTGAACATTTGATATTATTATAATAAATTTTTTCCTCAGATGAAAAAACAGATTTTAAATTTTGTATACTTTCTCTATTTATAACATTTATACATGGTACAGTAAATTTTTCACTTCTCTTTATCATAACTAAAATTATTAATATTGATAATAATAATATTATATAATCCATTATACATTAAATTAAGATATTTTAATTATATATGCTAAGGTATAATAAGGATGCATATTATCATGTGGTTTAGATTCTCCTGATTTATTTATGCCAGTATACGAATTAGCATATCCAGAACCAATACGCGCACCAATCGCATAGTTTGTTTTTGATTCAGGACCAGCCGAACTTGTAGAACATTTCCATGAGTATGCTTCACATTTATTACGAGAATTACGAGAATAACGATCACAAGTTCTATATTCACCGCCATATGCAACAACAGGTATATCATGTTTATGTGATGGAAATTCTTCATATGTCAACGTATGTTTTTCTTCACCCCCTTTAGTACCAATAGTTTTAGGTGTTAAAAATATAACATTATTGCTTGCATCATTACTTGATATTCTAACTACGTCTGAATCACCTGAATTATCTAATCTTACCATTATTGGACTTGTTGATACACGACTAGCACCCAATATAAATCTAGATCGTAAATCAGGAGTAAAAAACTCAATATTTTTAGAGTCTTTATATGTTGAACCATCACATAATGCCCATCCTGATGGTATTGATTCAATAGAACCCGACCATGCAACAATTATTCCAATAAAATTTTCTGCAGAAAAAGTTTGTGTATTGATTATATTTGTATTAGTTAATTCAGATGCATTAATATCAGTTAGCTTATATGTTTTATCTATTGATTGTTTATAATTATCAAAACTAAAATTTTCTTTATTTTTAAATAAAATAATTATAATTATTAGAAAAATTATTAAAACTAGTGTTTTTGACATTATATATATTATATATATTATTAATATTTATTTTTTTTATTGTGATTAATAATATTCATAATCATAATTATTAGCAAATCATATTGTATAATTTCTCTACGTCCAATAATCATTTGATATTCTACATCTGAACAGACTTGTACAATTTGTATTTTTTTTTCATCATCAATTGTATCAATTAATAAAATCTTATTTAATATATTTTTAATAATTTCAGTTGATGAAAAATTAGTAATGGTCATATTAAAATATATATCTCTAATTTCATCAAATTCATTATAATTACAATTAACAATATGTTTGATTAATCTATCTAGAACAATATCTTTATCTAATTTAATTTCACATAATTTTATTAATTTTATAAATTTATCAAAAAATATATATAGTTCAATAATTAATATTTGGTATTTATTTTTTTTATCATCAATATTAAATTTAATTTGTTTTATTTTTGTTTTATTAAATTTTGTTGTAAAATTTACAGCTGATGAAAAATATTTTTTATAATCATTACTTATTACGAGTTCTTTAAATTTAACTTTAAAATAATCATAAAATTTTACACCCCATTTATTAATAAATCCATTAATATTTTTAAATTGAAAATCTAAATTTTTAATTATTGTATCAAATTCTTCTAAAAAATTTTTAATATCTATTTCAATTGTATCATTTTCAATATTTAATCCAATATTTTTAATAATATCTTCATATGTTTTCATTAAAATTCCCATTTGATTTGAATATAGGTCAAATGTTCTAAATAACTGTAATAACCAAAGTATATCTTTAATATTTTGTCCATTGTTAACAATATATGATAATCTATTCAATGATATATTTATTGATTCTTTCTTGGCAATTGAAATAATATAACCAATAATTTCATATTTATCAGGATATCTAAGACGAATATTCTTACATCGACTTGTCAAAGGTTTAATAATTTTTGTAATAGAATCTGTAATTAGGATAAATCTACACGTATCACTATATTTTTCAATTGTTCGTCTTAGAGAAAATTGTACAGATGATAACATCTTCTGTGTGTTATAAATTACAATAATTTTAAAATTATGTTTAGATTTAAAAATATTATAATTTGATCTTTGTGCATAACAATTAATTACATCTTGAATTAAATATCTATCATTATTTGTTCCTTTAGGATTTATTTCAATATGGAATGGTGATTCAGTAAAATATTCTTCATTTGCGTTATTACCTGACCCAGAAATAATATATTTAATTTGTTTAGTTTTTGTAACTTCTTCACCATATAACATTTCTAAAAATAATTTTACCATAGTTTTTTTACCAAATACACCAGAAAATATTAGATGTGGTATAGATTCATCCTCACTCATTTTTTGAAGAAAATTATAAATATTTTTATGAAAATATAACCCGCAATATGATTTTGGTACATACTTGTCTATTAAAAACATTGTTTTATTATTGTTTAATAAAATGAATTTAATCTTTAATTATTATTTTTTCAGTTTTTTAATTATATAACTAATATCATAATTATGACAAATTTAATAGGATTACATATTGATTCAACGCCAGAAACTTTATCTAATGAGATTGAAAAATATAAAGATAAATGTGGAATTATACAGTTATTTGTATCAAAAGCTAAAAAGAATAAAAAATATTATGAAGAACTTAAAGATTTAATTAAAAAATACAATATAAAAGTATCTATTCATATTTCATATATAATAAATCTTTCTAAGGATTCAACAAAATTTATATGGTGGATACATCAAATGGCAGATGAGATTAAATTAGCTGAAAAACTGGGTGCATTTGTAGTTGTAGTCCATTTAGGAAAACAATTAGATCTTGATTTAGATGTTGCTCTAAATAATATGTATATAAATCTAATTAAAGTTGCATCTTTAGTTGAGAATACAAAAATAAAGATATTATTAGAGACATCTACAGGGCAGGGTTCAGAAATGTTATTTAAGCTTGAAGACTTGGCAAAATTTTATTCAAAATTAAAGGAAAATAAACTTTTATCAGATAGAATAGGTATATGTTTAGATACGTGTCATATATTTAATGCGGGATATGATATATCAGATAAGAAAAAAATAAATAAATATTTAGATGATTTTGAGAAATTAATAGGTATTAATGAGATAAAATTAATACATTTAAATGATAGTAAAAATAAAGTTGATTCAAGATTAGATCGTCATGCTAATATAGATCACGGGTATATTGGAAAAGATGGTCTAATTGTAATTGTTAAATTTTTTACAAAACTTGGAGTATCAATTGTGTTAGAAACACCTGATGAATATATTGAAGATGATTTAGAAATTATTAGTACTATTTAATATCTGTTTTTATTTTATTAAATAATTTACCTATATATTTTTCATATTCATCAGGAGATGTATCTCTTGTAGTTTTAAATCCAATATCAGTTTTATTCAAATTAATATCATATAATTCCTGAAATAAATCTGTTACAAAACGTGATTCATAAACAAACCATGGTGGTAATTTTCCATATTTAATTTCTTTTAATCCTTTAATTTGTTGAATTAAACCTGATTTTATTCCTTGTTTTAATTGGAGATCTTTATAATTTTTTTTAATCGTTACTGATTCTATTGTTTCTTCTAATGATGGTATTAAATTTGGAGTTTTTAATATAGTAAATGTAACTGGTGTATGACAATTATATTGTATACCTACAGTTGTACATACTTGTGTTGTATTTATATATCTATTATTTTTTGTAATTAATAATGTATTTTCACAATTTTTATTACATTCATAAAATTTTTTATAATTTGAAAATTTATTTTCTCCCAAATCAATTGAATTAATTATATGAGAAACACCATCCTTCATGTCAACAATCGTGCGATAATTTGATCTAATATTAAAATCACCAATTATAAATATTTCAACTTGTTGCCCATTCTCTTTTATAAATTTAATTATATTCGAATATTGTTTTATCCATCTATCAGAATTATCTTTTAGTGTTCCACTAAAATGTGTATTATATAAAACAAAATCTAAATTTGTTTGTCTATTTTTAAAACTTGAAAATGCACAAAATTGTAATATATTTTCAGAGACTAAATCTTTATTTAATGTACCAACTAAATAATCATATCTTTCAATTACTTTTATATTTCGGTTTTTAGATAATGGTAGAGCTTTAAAAGAAATTTCTGGTCTTGTAATTGTAGTTTGAAGAGGTCCATTAAGTATAGTTGGATTCGAATTATATGTATAAGGTCCTCTCATATTTATTTTTCTTATGAAATCTCTAGTAATATCCTCATTAAATTCTAATAAAGTTTTATCATAAATAAATCCAAAACATTTATAATATGAATCTTTTACAAAACTCCCAGCAAAATGTTCATCATCTTTATATTCATAATTATTTGTTTCTTTATTTTTAATAGGATTTGATAATTTAATTAAAATTTTTTCTTCAGGACTTTGAGTTTCATATTTAATATCTTGAGGATAATAACCATTTGGTTTAGTTTTAGATGTATATATTATATCATCATGATTTTGTGCAATTAATATAATATCTAAATTTACAAATTCATCATTTTGATCCATCCATTGATTTAAATCTTCTAATTTTGAATAACAAAATTCATTAAATGTAAGTAATTTTATATTATTTGTAACCATATGAGTTAGACATTTTTTAAGATTTTCTAATGTGATCTGTGCAGTTTCATATGTATCTGTATCGCCATTTTTATAGTCACAAAATGCTTTATTTGTATTTCTATTTCTTGTATTTAAGGATATTGTATTGCTAGCATCTTCATAATCTCTACCGACATTAGCGTATAACACATTAATATCACCTGGTTCACCGCCAAATTGATGTAATTTTTTAAGTTGTAAATATTTTAATTTATATTTTAAATATTTTAATTTAAAATCTTCCATTAATTAATATATTAGGGTAAGATTTTAAAAAAAACATCATGTTGTTCATAACGTCTTAAATGAAAATCTAACATAAATCCATATTTATCATAAAATCTTTCTAATTTTCTATCTGATGTATTATAAATTAACATTATACCATCACAGCGTTGTTCAATACCATAAGAAATTGCTAGAGACATAAGTTTGCAACCTAATTTTTTATTTCTCATAAATTTTACAACATAAATATATGATATAAATAAAACATGTCTAGAATCTTCTAAATCCATAACTTCACCAACTAAATATGCAATAATTTTCTTATTATGAAATATAAGAAATAGAACTACCCCTTCACTGTTCAATATTTTATTTATGTCTGCTTTTGTATGATTTAATCTTGAATCTGGTGCTAAATCAATAAAGTTTTTATAAATTATATCAACTAATAATGTTTTATCTTGAGATTTAAGTTCACTGGCTGTTAGTGTAAGAATCATATATATAATAAAAAATAAATTATTTTTATCTATAACTATTTTATAATGTATTATCTACTTCTAATTATTATATTAATTTCTATTGTTTATATTCTCAATAATCTCAATAAAAAAGTAGAATTATATGATGTAAAAATAGATCAAACTACAAATCTTGGTAAATGTGGAAATATATGTTCATCTATATATGGGTGTGCTGGTTTTGCAACAACAGACGATGGTAAACAATGTTGGATATCTAAATTACCATTAACATCTCCACCAATACCATCTAAATATATGTCAGATTTTGATTCAACAAATATACATTGTAATAAATTAAGACCAATATCCTCCGATTTTGGAATATCTGCCGATTTATATACTGAGAATAAAGTGTATGATTGTTATACTGGTGAAAAAGCAGATGATTTAGGACGAAAATATATCGATTTTAATAAAACACCAGAAGATTTATCTGATTCTTCTTTCTATTTTATTAAATCGGAACCATATAAATTAAATAAAATTAATTTTGATAAGGATACAATAATTAAGGTTGATTCTGATTTTAATGTTGAAGTAAATCCTAATGATATATCATATGTAAGAGATGATGAAAATGAATATCTTGGTAAATATTTATCAGAATCTGTATGTAAAACAAATGTAGATATAGATAAATGTTTAGACAGATGTTCATCAAATCTAAACTGTGTGGGTGTCGAACATATAAAAGAATTTGATGGCATATATAATATATGTTGTCCTAAATCATATATTGATAAAAAAATTACAAGAAGAGAAAAATTTAAGTTAGGGTCATTCTATTCTAAAAATATAAATTATAATAATAATAATAAAGAATCAAAAAATAAAATATTTGTATAAATAATCAACGAGTTTTTACTTTTTCTTTGGTACAGTCTTTTTAGTTGATTTAGTTGATTTTGTTTTCTTTTTTTCAAATGAATTTTCTCTTTCTTTTTCTTCTTCCCATTCTTTGAGCCATTTTACATATGAATCCATAAATTCATCAAGTTCTGATAACCAAATATCATTAACTGTTAATTTTTTATATTCTTCTAATACACGTCTAGTATCTTCTAATTCCTTCTTAAGTTCTTCAATTTTCTCAAATGTCAAAGTCCAAAGAGGAAGATCTGTAAGATATGAATATGTTACATCTGGATTATCAATTGATCTAGCAAGTTTAGGAAACTTAAGTTCAACTAATCTAGCAATAATCTTATCCTTCTTCTGTCTCTCAATTTGAATTTCCTTTGATAAAATTCCTTCAATAAATTTAACTTTAAATTTAATGATATTCATATCATTTTCTAAAACTCTCGTATGATAATCTTTACGTTTCTGATAAATATCTTTACGATGGATATAAAAGTCTTCGATAATATCGTAAACAGTATCATATTTAATTAATTTATTGTTCACATTAAACATTGTCATATTAGATAGTGAGATTGTAGTTGATAATTTAAGATATTTTTCTAATTCTCCTGATTTAATAAGTTTTTGTAATTCAGTTGGTTTGAATTTTACAATAATATCAACTTTATTTGGAAAAGGTTTTTGTTCAAAATCAACAATTAATTTCTTATCAGATTGTTCTTTCTTATCAGCTAATTCAATCGAGATTAAATATTCTCGATATTTTTCAAATGACATGAAGATTGGTAATTCTGTAATATGTACAGTTTCATCATCTAAAATCTCATATGAACCTTTCATTACATATTTTGATTCACCCTCTTTAATAATCTTTCCAGTAAATCCTTGATATTTAGGATGAATCTCTTTGTAGTCTTCTTCATTGATTAAGGATTTTAAGGCTTCAACAATATCTTTTGGATCAAAACATGGGATATATGTAGAATATCCTGTACCAATACCATCAGTTCCATTAACAAGAATTGTTGGAAAAATAGGTTCATAATTTACTGGTTCAACTTTTCTACCCTCTTCAACACAATATTCTAGAATTGGTAAATCCTCTTCTCTAAAAATCTTATAAGATAATTTATTTGTGTTTGTAAAGATATAACGCGGGCTAGCAGCATCCTTACCTAATTGACGACGAGTACCAAACTCGCCATTTGGCATTAAAAAGTTAATGTTATTAGAACCTGGATAATTTTGACCCATATTAATAATTGCACCCATAAGTGACGCTTCACCATGATGATATTCAGTTTCATTTGAAACAAAACCAGCAAATTGAGATACTTTAATTTCCTTTGCATTCTTACCACGTTTAAATGATGAGAATAAAATTTTACGCTGCGATGGTTTTAATCCATCAATTAAAGATGGAATAGATCTGATATTATCAGCATTTGAAAAATGAATCATATCTTTGTTGAAAAAATCATCATAAGTAATATCTCCATTTGTTTCTAATACTAAATTATTATCATATTTGCTTAACCATTTTTTACGGTCATCTGCACGTTTCTTGTCAAAAGCTAAAGTAATAATCTCATTAACACGTTTTAATTTAGCTTGTTCTTTTTTAGTGTATTTATATTTTTTAACTCTATTCTTTTTTTTATCAACTTCATTTGTATCATCCTTTACACTATTATCATCATCAGACTCATCAACTGTTTCATACGAAGACTCAGATAATTCCTTATTTGAATCATTTTTTACATCAACATCACCACATACAAAATTAATTTGTTTTGAATCAAAATCTGTAAATGTTCGTTTAGCTTCATATGCAGTAGATGTACCTAGACCCTTATAATATTTAGCATCATCCCATTTAGAAACTTCCGAGCCTAACTTATCTCGCCATAAATTATATTCAGACGATGTGTAGAAAATCATAGGATCTACATGTTTAGTATCAGATTTTTTATGGGTGATAATAAGTGGTGTACGTAGACATTGAATAAAATCATCTCGTAGAATTAATGTAGGCCACATAAATTGGATCATATTAATCAACAAACCTTTGATATGCGAACCATCAACATCTTGATCGGTTAGAATTAAAATACCACCATAACGTAATTCTTTTACATCTTTATATTCTTTTCCTTGTTTTAGGCCTAAAATCTTTTTAATATTAATAAATTCCTCATTATCCACAATTTGTTTTACAGTTGCTTCTCGTACATTAAGTGGTTTACCTTTTAATGGAAAAACACCATAAAATTCATTACCAATTACACTTAAACCATGAAGAGCAAAAGTTTTAGCTGAATCACCTTCAGTTAAAATTAGTCTACATTTATATGATTCAGCTGAACCAGCTTTTGTAGCATCATCTAATTTAGCGATATCGCGTAGTTTTGTTACTTTCTTACCATCAGTCTTTATTAATTCTTTATTTTCGCGGAATTCTACAAGAGAAATTATCTCATCAATAATCCCACATTTGGAGAATTTAGTAATAAAATCTTTAGGAAATTCACAACGAGAACCAAAATCAGCAATTTTAGTTGTTAATTTTTCTTTTACCTGTGAATTAAAACCAGGATTCTCAATACAACAATCCAAAAAAAGTGTAATATTTGATTTAATTTGGTCTGGTTTTACTTTAATCCCCTTCTTTTTCTTTTGAATAATTTCCATTAATTGATCTGAAACCATATCTGTAATATATTTAACATGAGTTCCACCCTCATAAGTTAAAATACCATTTACAAATGAAATCTGATTAAATCCATTCACAGAATCAAAAACAAGTCCAATCTTCCATCTTTCATTAATTTCAACAAATTGTAATGATTCGGGTGTAGATTCATAATATAATTTAATATAATCTGAAAACGACGAAATTGGTAATACTTTTTCATTTAATGAAACTTTAATTTTCTTTGGTGTACATCCGGCTAAATCATATACTCTCTTTTTAAAAAGAGCACACATATCAGATGTTAAACCTTTTTGTTTAAATTTTGAATAATCTGGTTTAAATGTAATACAAGTATAAGATTTTTCAGAAGATTTGGCAATTTCTGGTTCACCTCTTGTATACATATTATCTTTAAAAACTTGTTTATAATATTTCTTTTGAGTAGAATCTACAGTCTCAATGATAAACTCTTCAGAAAAGATATTTACAAGTTTAGCACCATAACCATTAGTACCGCCAACAATACGTTTTTCATCATCATCATAATTAGAAGATGTTCGTAGTTGGCCAAGAATCATTTCAGGAATATAAACTTTCTCAACTGGATGGATTTGAACTTCAATACCAGGACCATCATTTGTTACAGAAATTTTTCCACTTTTTTCATCAATTTCTACCTTAATCTCAGAACATGTTTTTGGATTACGAATAATATGATCACGCGCATTTACAATAATTTCATCAAAAATTTTATATAAACCAGGAATATATTGAATATCCTTTTTTTTGAATAATTTTGATTCTTCATCAAAAATCCACATTGATGTCGATACTGTATCAGTACCACCAATATACATACCTGGTTTCTTAAGTACATGTTCATGGTCTGTTAACTTTTTATATTTTTCGGCAATATTATTTGTGTCATTAGTTCCTTTATTTGCTTTATTTGTATCTTTATTTACTTTTGTTTTGTTTACTGATTTAGACATTGATTGATTTAAGCTTTAGAATATAATTAAATTCTTAAATAGCATTAGATATAAAAATCAATTTTTTTCTATGTTAAAAAATAAATTAATATATATAATTCATTAATAAATGTCTAATAATACACGAGATATACCAATGAATTATAAGTCAAAATTTATTCTACCATATAGAACAGATAATAATATTAATGAAGATTTAGTAAATAATACAAAGGATATTATTGATTTTAAAAAATCAGAGATCAATTCTTCTGAAATTATTGGAAATCCAACTGTTCCATATAATCCAATCTATGAACCTAATAATCTAATTAAATATTCAGTTGAGCTTGCAGGGATAAAGCAAAATAATAAAAATGAAAAAACAGATAAAGCATATGATCCATATAAGGCTTATTTATTAGAGAATGGTTTATCAAATGATTCATCTGAAATACGATATAATGTTGAATATATTAATATTGATTCGAGACATCGAAATAAATCTCCATCAAATGTAATTTTAAATACTATTAATCTTGAAAAAACATCAATGAGTATAGTATCTAACAATTTAATTATTAATGTATCAGATTCTACAAATTTTTATATTGGGCAGAAAGTATCAATTGCCGGATTATTACCTTTTACACAGATATATAGATATAATCAAGGTGGGGTGATGAAATTTACACAAGGATCACAATTTATTAAATTTTCTGTAAATTGTAATATTAATTATCCTCAAACAAGTTATTCAAAAATTGATACATCAAAATTATTTGTATCAATTAGTGGTATTACCGGAAATGATTTAACAACATATATTGGTAATATTCCAATTAACTTAATTAATAAAACACAACAAATATATTTATTATCTGATTATGATACATCTGGTACTATTAATACATTTTATATCAAATTACCTATTGTATCAAATGGTATACAGGCAACTTCATCATTTAATATTAAATTTGATTTTTACCATTATAACGGCATACCAATATTTGAGATTAATGCTGATTATCCAATTAATAATTATCATACAAATGGATATCAAATTATTAATGCAATAAATGGAAATGCATTATATTTTCAAATATATCCACCAATTGAAACTTCATATTATCAAAATATTTCCTATAATAATTTTGGCAATATAAATATGTATTTAAAAACAATTCAATCAATAAATAAAGGATATCCAAATTCAAATTCATATACTTTACAATTACCAAAAACATATACAGGAATTGTCCAAGTTAAAATAATTTCATCTATATTTCCGAACGTATTAAAACAATTTAAAGAAGCCCCGTCTATTAATCAAAATAACCTATTGTATTTTCAAGATATTGATAATGGTGATGAAATACAAGTAATTGAATTAGAAGAAGGGAATTATACGTCACAAGAATTTATTGATAGAATGGAAAACAAATTTTTACAATTATCACGGACAAATGATATATCAGGTAGTCAATACTTGCTAAATTATTATGTAAAAATTATTATTAAACAAAATCAAGATTTGATAGAATTTTATAATTATAGAAAAGCAATTCTATCAAAACCAATTATTTCAATTACTCCACCAATTCAACAAGCAGATACAAGTATTGGTGTAGGTTCATATAAAATTACATTAAATCATTTGAATCATAATATTACAACAATTGGAACTGAAATAATTTTAGAAAATTTTATTGATCATCTAGGTATTTCAGCATCAGACCTTAATGGATTACATAAAGTAATTGAGATTTTAGATGATAATAGATATTCAATACAATTATCAAATATTAATCTTAATCCAATAAAGTATATAACGAATGGTGGATATAATGCAACAATATTAAAACCAAGCTTATTCAGATTTTTTTTAAATAGAGAAAAATCAATGGGTACACAAATTGGTTTTAGAAATGTTGGTGAACCTGGTTCAATTACACCATATAATTCAAAGATAACAAATAAAGATGAATATGAAAATGAGATAAATTATGATGCACTAAAAAATTTAAAGATATTTACAAATACATCTCTAACATTTACATCAGATTATTATATTAATATCGTAACTCCTCAATTATCTATAATAAAAAATACTGCTTCGCCATTTGATATATTTGCCAAAGTATATTTTTCTAATAATAACAGTGAAGTAATGATTGATTCAGTTATAACTCCACCTATTTATTATTATAATCCAATAAGATATCTAAATGAATTAACATTTAGTTTTTATGATTCGATTGGAAATTTATTTGATTTTGATAATGTTGAACATTCATTTATTCTTGAATTAACAATGATTGATAATATCCCAGAATCTACTCAATTAAATTCTACTAGATCTAATGCAAAATAATTATTTATTATTATGTTTACTTGTCATTTATTATTATGTTTACTTGTCATTTATTATATTTATTATATTTATTATTATGTTTACTTATTATTGTTCTGTTTTTGCCTTATCTGAAATCATCTTATAAATATTAAATGCTGAATCTAAATTTGAAAATAAATTAAATAATCCAGATATTAATGTTTTTATTTTTTTTAGATTTATTTCTGTATATACAACAAAATATGGATAGATATTATTTGATAATGTTTTAACAATTTCTGAATCCATAGTAATAGGAATAATACCATTTAAACTTAGAATTTTTGTTATATAGTCAAAATGACTTTGAATATCTGTTTTATCTGTTGTTAAATTAAATGTTATAGTAATAATTTTATCAATCAATGTAGAATTAATATATTCATTGATTTTAGATGATTTAATTATTGCTTTTATCTTTTCATCAATTAATCTTGAATAATCTTCTATTGACATTGTTTGTTGTGGAGTTATTCTTGTTAATTCGTTTCTTAATAATTGTTGAATAATGTTTAATAAATTTATTGAAATAGTATGTTTTATAACATATGATATAATTTCATATATTTTTTCTAATGCATAATTTTGAGAATGTAGTTCTTGATCTAATTCTGTATAATCTGATGCAAATTGTGTAATTCTATTAAGATAATCTTTTATTTCAACATAATCATCAAATGTTTTTTCTGTTTCAATATATTTAGATAAACTTTTAATTATATCAATTTTATCTAAATTTTCTTTCTTAAAAATTGATGATAAAATATTATTTACTGTTTTTATATCTCCACCAAATACTTTTTCATCAAGTGATTTATACATATCCATAAAGTTTTTCTTTTTTTCTAATTTTTTCATTTCTTCAATAATAATTTTATTTAAATATTTATTATTTGTTTTTCTTAATTCGATTTTATCTTTATCTAAATCATCTAAATCTTTCTTTGTTGTATCTAATCTAGATAAAGATAATAGTTTTGATTGTAATTCTCTTATCTCATCATTTATAATTTGTTTTCTAATCTCTGATGGTTTATCTTCTACATCATTTAATTCTTTTAGTAAATCTTTAATCTTATCTTCTATATCTTTTTGCATTTTAATCTTATCTTCATTTTGTTTAATCTCAACTTCTATAACTTTATTTATTATATTTTTATCATCTTTTACATAATTATCATTTTCTTCTCTCTTTATTAATGTTCTAAAATTAATTAAATCTTTTAATGGAAATGCGTCCTTAGTAAATTGTAATTTTCTTCTTAATTTTTTCTTATTTTCATATTTCATTTGATTTGTTAGATCTAATAATAAATGATTAAATAGGATATAAAATAGACGATAAAATATATCATGATAACGCATTTGCATAGTAGTAGAGGTTTTTGTTGATATTTCTGCCAAACTTTCTTCGATAAGATTATCAACAAGTTTTGAATTAATAGCTGATCCAAAATATTTAATCTGAGAAATAATTAAATCTAAAGGTCTTTGACCACTTGAATTTCTAGATTTTTCATTAGATACAGATGATGAGTCAATTAATAATTTTACAACATCTGGATTATTAGATTCAATTGCATTATTTATTAGAAAAGTAGTTGATGCCCTAGCCTGAATAAGAAGATTAATTAATTCAATATCTGTTTTTAAACATCTATCATTTGTTATATCATTTAATCCATATGGTTTTAATCTTTTGACAGTTGTATTTTTTTCAGTTACAATTGGTTCGTCATATTCTAATCTATATGCATTAGGATTAGCTTTAATTATAGCGACAATGTCATCTGGTTTTGTCAATTGTTCGAGACTTGTATGTATAATATGTATAAAATTATCATCTGTCGAAGCAGCATCTCTAATTCGAGCCAATCTATCTAATATTGTTTTTAATTCTTGATGTCTATTTTCTCTAAAACCAAAACGTGTAACTCCATTTAATATAAAATTTGTAATATTTACAGTCAAAATCTTATCAATATTCTGTGTTAACATTATTAAAAATAAATGCAAATTATCTTGGGGTAGATTTAATTTATCTTTTATTTCAGCATAAGTTTTTTGTAATAATATTTCCAATGATTCTTTGCCAACAGTTGTCCCACCTCTATTTTTTGTTTGTAATATTTCATATAATTCTTTAATAAGTTTACGTATCAGAAAATTCTTTATAATTAAAAAATGTTTATCCAATAATAGATTTACGGATTTAAATGCTTCTATTATTCTATTTGCCGGATATCCATTTTTAATACCCATTTTATATTGTAATAAATTATTATTATCCGTTTGATCAGCATTTTCAATCTCACCTGGATTACCATTTATTCCATATGTTAATTTTGGTTCACCATTTAATGTTGTTCTATTAAGATAATTTTGTGGAACCATGAAACCAATACGTGGAAGTGTTGTAGGGTTAACACCGGCTTGTTGGTAATATGAAAAGAAATTATATTGATTGAATTGTGGTACAAATTTATTAACAAAATTTAATTTATTTAATCTTAGATCTTGAGTTTGCTCTGATAATATTGTTTCAAATTTAGGATATAATTTGGAAAATTGTTTAATGTTTCTGTCAAAAATATTTGTAATAGGATTCGCCGCACCTGATGTTATAATTGTATTAAAATCAGTTAAACCATTATTAAATGCAATAATATATTTAGTAGCTGATATCAAATTTATAAAATTTATAGACTTATTTAAAGATTCTTGTAATTCAATACAATTCTTGTATAAATCTTGTACTATATCAAGTTTTGATGTGGAATCAAGTTTCTCAAATATCTTTAATAATGCCTCATAAAATGTTGAAAATTCTATTTTTTTATTCTTTGAAGGAATTAAAATTGATTTATTTTCAGTTTTTAATATTTTTACTTCCTCCTTTAAATTTGATATAATAGTATTAATCTTTACTTTTACTAAATTAAATTCTGAATAAAATAGAGTTAGATAATTAACAATAGATATTATTTCTACATTTATTCGTATAATATTTTCAAATAATACTTTAAGATCAATATTTTGTAATGATTTTGTTAATTCTATTTTAATTATACCAAATATTGTTTCAATTTCATCATATATTGTTCTTATTTTTGTATGTATAATTTTTATTTTTCTAATAAAATTTGTTCCTCCATTAAATGGTATAAAATCTACTTGATGATCTTCGATTAATTGTGCATAATCAGTTAAAAATTCTTCATTTATTTTTACTTTTGGTTTAGATGGAACTTGCATCATATCATCTCTTAATACATTTAAATCATATGAAGTTTCATCATTTATTCTTCTATCAACAAATGTTATATCTCCATCATATTTACATAGTTCTTTAAGATTATTTACTGTAAGTCTTCCCACAATTACTGGTGTAGGTGGTGTAGGTGGTGTTCTTAAACGACTCAAAAAATCATTTATTTGTTTTAACAAATCAGTATTATTTACTAAAATAGTTTTAATCTTTTCATCTTGTAAATCCGGACGGAATCTAAATAGGTTTATTAATAATGTTGCAACAAATTGTCTCTTATTATCAGTATCTGTTGATGTTCTATCAGCTAATAATTTTATTAATGGCAGATGTTTATCTACAATCGTTCTTATTAATGGGTCAAATACAGGATTAAAATATGTCTCTACTCTTTCAACCACTGCAAGTATTGCCTGTGATATCATATTATATTCTGTATTTGTATTATAATCACTTGAAATAATTTTTATCATGATATCTGGCTGAAGACGACGAAGTGAGTCCGAAGATACCGCATTATTTTTTATAATATAATATTTAACAAATTCTGCAATCTCATCATTTGTTAATGTTCCAATTGGTAATACCGAGAATATATCAATTATTTCATTAATTATACTTTTTTCATCTGATAATAATTTTTGAATATTTTTATCATTTAATAATGTTTTATCTTGAATCATACAATTAACAATAAGTAATGCAAGATTTTTCCTAATTGGGTCGGCATTTGGTGGATTTTTTTTATTATCATTATCTATTAATCTGTATATTAAATCTTTATTTGATACAAATGACGGGGAAATTAATTGTATTTGTACATTTGTATATATTGTAAAATAGTCAAATAAAAATGTTGATAATAAATCTTTTGTTGAAGTATTTTTTACATTTTCAATAATTTCTGCTAAAGCATTTATATTATTTTGTAAGTTATTCTTTAATCTAGTTTTTAGTAGTACTGTTAATTTATTATAATCATCTAATAATGGAATAATAATTTTAGAAATCATATCAACTGGAATATCATTTGATGATAATACTTCTATTGCTAAATCAGGATTATTTATTATCTTATCTATAACTGATTTATTGCTTGATATATTAGTTCTTGGGATTCTTACAATGTGTTCTAAAATTTGCACAATATTTTGATTTGTTATCATTGGTGGTGTTGGTACATCGTTTCTTAATTCAATTGAACATAATTCAGCTAATAATACAAGATTTTGTGTTAAATTTGTTATTAATTGATTATTTGTATGATTATCATCAATAACACACAATAATTTAGCAATAGGTATTAATAAATCATTACGAGCAATTTTTACTAATTCAGCCATTAAAGATTTATTATTTTTTATAAAAGTAATATTTAATGGATTTGTAATTATATCATTAACAAATGTGTCGACATTTGGAGATTGTAAAATTTGTTGAATTAAATTCACTAATAAATTAACTGTAATATCTCTTCGTCGGTCTATTAAGTTTATAACAATCTTATAATTTTGAATTAAATAATCTCTAGATGGATTTATCTGACCAATACGAGACCCAGGTACATTTATTGTTTGCTCAAAAAGTGTATAAATATTTATATCATTAGCAACTTGAAGTTCTACAATTTTTAAAAGCAATGTTTGTTGAGTTGATATAAAGTTTATAAATGTACCATTTAATATAATAGCTCTATTGAGATTTATCGCATCTGAAAATAACTTTGCGAGTTCATCGACATTTGCAACATTTACACCTAGTGCCGGCATATTATTTAATATTTGAGTCAAAGCTCTCTTGATTTCATCATCTGGTTGAAAATTTGCAAATCTCCCAGTAATTAATGCAATTGTTGGATGAGGAGTATAAGCATTTTTAATATTTGTTACCAATGCAGGGTTATTTAGAATTGCTTGTATGGGAGCAAGTAATTGTGGGTCTAATGCTAAAAATTTTATATTTAATTGGGCATTTGCCGTATCTCTCAAATCATAATGTATTAAAGATGAAACAAAAAGAGATGTTAAATCTGAAATATTTTGTGGTGTTAAACCAAGTGGAAGATTTGTTAGATTTACTGTAGTAAATTTTTCTAATATTTTTTCAAATAATTCTTTATCATTTTGAAAAAGTTTAATTAGTCTTAAGTCACTAACCAATGGTCTAATAATTAATTGTGGAATTAAATTTATAACAAATCTATTAAATAAATCGTTATTTTTTTGGTATTCAGTTATTAAATTTGTGTTAAATAAAAATGAAGGATCTAAACGTACTATATTTGTTAATGCTAGATTTATAGTAGCTCTTAATTGTCCTGAACCAGATATTAAAGTTGTAAATGTTCTTAAAGTATTATTTATAGCTTTGATAAAATTAATATCTTCAAATAAATCATTATGGTTGTTTATAACATGAATTAAATTATTTCGTAATGTTAGAAATAATTGTCCATTATTAAAACCAACTAAATATGTTAGAACTAATGGTTTTGTTTCTAATGCTCCAGCTACAAGTGGAATAAGTGGGTTTAGTAAAGCATTATTTGTTTGGTATGCATTAAAAATTGTTTCAGCTATTTTTTCGGCCTTTGTATCATTGGAATGTCTTATAAAATTATTCAAAATATTGACATCTCTGTTTAATTCTTGGTGAATAAAATTGTTATTAATTAATGTGTCATTATTTTCTATAACGTTGGCATATATTTGGCCAAGAAAGTTTACATTTACTGGGATTGCTCTGATTGCTCTTGTAAATCTTGCACTAAACTTAGGATCTGAATCAATCATATTTCCGATAACTAATGGTAATACTGTCATGATTTCATTTTCAGCACTTAAACCCGGAATATTTGCTGTCATAAATGTTATAACAGCAGTGATTTCTGCAGGATTCGCACCACCACTTTGAATATATTTTTTAATGGATTTTTTAATTGATTTTTGTATTGATTTTTGTTTATTCTTATCATTATTATAAAATCCACCCAATAATGTTTGATTTGAATATTTTTTTAAAATATCATATAATATTGAATAAAAGTTTAAATCATAAATTGCATCTTCTATGCCTTGTAAATTTTTCTCTTTTATCTCATTCATATCTTTTAGATTTTTTGCAATATTATTCTCCAAATTGGATTGAACAATCATTTTTTGTTTATCAAAATCTAATTCAAATTCTTTTAATATAACGGATGGTTCAACGTCATTTAAAAATTTATTAATAGGATTTTCATCAGGCCCCCATGTATTAGCATCAACTTTGTTAAATGATATTGGTTTTAATGTTGAAGTAAATTTTTCCTTTACAAACATATTAATTATTGAATTTCTTGTTTCATAAACTTTTTCAAATATCTTTTCTTTCTTTCTTTCTTCATCTTTCTCTGTAACTAAAATTTCCATAATTTTTTTATTATCATCCTCCAATATTTTAGTTATCTCATCATAATAAATTGAATCTAATGTTTTTGTCGTATTATATAAATGTTGTAATAGATCCTTAATTTCTAGATTATCATTAATAAATTTAACGATTTCTTGATTTAATTCATCCTGTAAACCAATTTTTACTGTCTTTTTTTGTTCTATTAACGGTGTTTGTTTTTTTGGACATTCGACTTCTGTTCCAGTAATTGCATAATAAATAGGTGTTCTTCTTGTAGAATCCAATGCATTTACATCGTGTGATGCATTTATTAAAATTTTAACAATTTCAGTTAATTGTTTCTCTGAAGCAATATGTAGAGGAGTTTTTTGTTGTGAATCATATGAAAATTTTAATAAATTTCTACTTGCAAGAAATTTAAAAATATCAGTCTTTTCTCTTGGTGTAATTGAATCATTCAATAAAATAACATGAAGAATAGATTGACCGTCTGTATTTACTAAATCATTTGCTGTCAAACCGTTTTTTAATATATAATCTTTTATATTTGATATTTGACCTTCTTGACATATTAAAAATAATTTTGCAATAATAGTAGAGTCAACAACTCGTGGATTAATAATTGTACGAGGTACAAAAGGTGGTCTTATAGTTGTAGGTTTTGATATATTGGGACGACTCATATTAATTGTATATATATAATTTATATGTTTAAAAAAAAATAAGAAAAATATTTAAAATAAATTACATTGTTGCTCTTGCATCTTGATTTAATTTGCATTGAGCTGAAGAATAGTTTTTATTAACTCTAACATCATTATATTTCTTAAGTTCTGCATTAAAAGTACCTGGAGAGGGTGATGTTGGTGCATCAAATATACATTGATTGGGAAAGCAACCATAGTTCATCTTATTAAATTGCCATTCAGCATCTAAAATTGTAGATGCATTTTGTTGTAAAAAATCTTTATATGCATAATCATTTTGAATTGAATTCAATCTTTTGATATATTGTTCGCGTCTTTGGCTTGTTCTATAATCAGTCATTGCAGAATATTCCATAACTGCAGGACACTCTTTGAAAAAATTATCTCTTGCGGATGTTGCCATTCTAATATATGATAACTATATATAATTTATTTTTTATTTAAAAAATCTTTAATTAAATTATATAATTCTTCTTTTTTATATATTTTTCTATTTTGAGAAGAATCAATATATGTAAGTGGTAGAGAAAATGATTTTGCAATCTGTTCTAAATCAAGTTTAGAATAAGATGACAAATTTTTAAGTTCATCAATATTATTAATAATTATATCATCGTTTTCATCTGAATTATTTATATTTAATTTTTTTCCTTTTCCTGTTGCTGTCGAGCCAATTGTAATATTTTCTATTTTTATTGAACTTTGATTTGAATTGTTTGAATTAGATGAATTTCCTGATTTAGATGATTTAGAAGATTTAGAAGATTTAGAAGATATTGAATTTAAGTCTTCTTCATTATTTATTTCATTATTTAATTCTTCATTATTTGTTTCATTATTTAATTCTTCATTATTTGTTTCATTATTTAATTCTTCATTTATTTCTATTTTTTGCTCTTGTTCATTCATTGTTTCTTCTTTTATTATTTCTTCTTTTATTGTCTCTTCTTTTATTGTTTCATTTTTCATTGATTCATTATTAAAATTTATTTTAAAATCAGATTTATTTTTTACATCAGATAAATATTCAATTAAATTTTTATTTCCATCTGATTCAGACTCTGTGTAATAATTTGACATTGATGTTATTTGTTGAGAATTTATCTTATTAATTTTTTTAGCAGAAACAATTAAATCATTATTATAATTTTTTATTTCTGTTGATAACAGATTTATACGTGATTTAACATGTTTAAAATTTATATCTAAATTTGCTTCAACCTTTGTTATCGTACCTTTCATATCAATCATTGATTTTGCTAAATATAATATTAGAAGTATAAGGCCTAAGAAAATTATTAATAATTTAATATCCATAATATTTTTCTTTTATATTATTTAAAATTAAAAAATAAATTCAGATAAAACACAATCTAAGTATAATTAAAAAATACAATCTAAGTATAATTAAAAAATACAATCTAAATATAATTTAAAAAACACAATCTAAGTATAATTAAAAAATACAATCTAAATATAATTTAAAAAACACAATCTAAATAAAAAATAAAATAAAAAATGAATTATTTAATTATAAAAGTATAATGATTATTTAATATTAATAAAATGAAAAAAACAATTATATATGATAAAAATTTAATAATTTTGGATGTTGATCCATCAGAATCAGATGAAATTATTTATGAAAGAGTAGAATTTATAGTAAAAAACAAAGATAAGGGTACAGATTATAATAAATTACAATGTTTATCAAAATTATTTGTTAATAAAAAATATAAAGATTTAGAATATTCAGAAGATTTTACACATTTTTAACGTCCCGAGTTAATCTTATCATTAATATAATTAGTATTAATTTGGTCACCTGGAGTAATACGTGTAGCATTATTCCATTCTTTTAGATTTGTAATATCCGCATTATTGCCAGAACTATTTACAACTATAACTGGACATACAGGACATTCTTTTTCGGCTACACAAACAGGAGGATGTGGTGGAACAGGATACCAGCGGTCAGGTGGTAAAAATGTATATGAAAAATCTTGTTCCATTGTATCAAGATTTTGACCAAGTGGAATTGAATTATAATCAGTATATGACATCTCAGATGCTAATATACCATCTTCCATTCTTGAACCATTATAAGGATATTTTCTTACTGGTGTGTACCGATAACCATTATAGTTATTCTCATTTACAATCATCTTAACATCTTGATTATTCTTGAGATCCTGTGTTGATGGTGCTTGGCAAGTAGTACATTCTTGTACTTCTGGCATTTGTGGAGGTTGTTGCATTTGTTGTACTTGTTGTTGCATTTGTTGTACTTGTTGTTGCATTTGTTGTACTTGTTGTTGTACTTGTTGTTGTAGTTGTGGCATTTGTTGTTGTACAGACGAAGTAACTTGAGTTTTAAGATTTGATAAACTTGCTGCTAATTCTGGATTGGAAGTATTTATTTTATTTAATAGACTAGATAATTGATTATTTAATTGTGTAGTATCTTCCAAATGTTCTTTTTTATTACAAATATAAACATCGTATAACACATAAACAGCAGTTATTATAAGAGAAATTATAAAATTATCTCTTAAACATAGAGGTGTTTTTGGTACAACTCTTAATAATAAATAAATGACGCAAAATACTAAAACATATTTTACAACTCTTGTAATTGTTTCTGATAAATTATTACTGAATCCAAACATATATTATATATTATAGATTATTTTTTAGAACACAAACTAATTGTTAATAAAATAATTAACATAATAATCATCATAATAAATAAAGTTATTAATGTAATATAATGTGGATAATATTTTTTATTAATATCTGTTAATACCGGTTCAATTATATTTTTCATAATTTTGTCTCTATTTTTTTTATTTTTTATATGTTTCGATGCAGTATCTACAACTTTATCTGTGATACCACCAACGATATTTTCAACATCCATTTTTATGGTATTATATAATTACACGTAAATTTAATATTGCTAAATAAGCGTAAAATATATACAAATATAATATAAAATAAACTTATAATGGAGCTTATAAATAAAATTGAATTTCAAATTAAAACTAAAACATTTATTAATGTATTATCTGATAATAAAAAAATAAAATTTACTTTGAATAATATTGTCATACCATTTGGTGTTGAAATATATAATCAAAAAGAGATTGTTAATTTAGAAATTCAACCTAAGAATAATGAATCATATAATTATATCTCTATAATTGAATCAATTGAAAATAAAGTAAAAAATTCTAAACTTGATATGATAAAGAATAAAAATTTAATTCAATCTATAAAAGATAGTAAATATGGAAAGATTTTACGTACACATCTTGCAGTAGATCCAGATATATTTATCAAGACAAAAAATGATGCGAAGATTAATTTAATGAAGACTAATTTAAAAAATTCTGAATCTAATGTTACAATATCATTAAAAGGTATATGGATAAAGGATGAATCTTACGGATTATTATGGTCTTTATCTGATTGTGAGATAATTAAATTATAAATTTTTTCATAATTTTCTTTTACAAACAATATTGTTAATAATTTATTTTCTTTTTTAACAGAATTTACAAGGTCTTCAAAAAAAGTCAATTCAACTTGTTCTTCACTAAGCAAATTAAAATCAGATACAAATATATCTTTAAAAAATCTTGCATATCCAATCTGTAATTTTTCATATCTACCAATTAAAAATGGATTGATAATATCTATAATTTTTGTATTCATTGTTATTAATATAATAAATACTTAAATAATTATTTTTTTAAATAATAAAAATTGAATTATCAAATCGATAGACAATCATGTCAATAAATCATAATAATTATAATAAATATGGAAAAAGCATTTTCAGTATATGAATATCTTACTTTATATCTTGTAGATTCTGATGCAAGACCGTCTTGTTTATTTTTTGATTCTGATTATACAAAAGAATTAGAAGATAATATTAAACAATATTTTCCAAAATTACAAATATATCATGATTCATTTTTTGGATATTTTATTTCTAAAAATAAATTACAATTAAATAGTAATTCAGATTCGAATGATATTGGTAAAATTTTAGGTTATCCACAAGATTCAATACCATATACTGAGATTGATCATAATAAAGATGTATATGGAACACATATAATTCTTACAATGTCAAACAATCAAGAAATATCAATATTAGATGTAAAAACACAGAATTCAGTAGCTGAACAGATGATAGATATTATGAATAAGATGGCTGAAAAATTATTATCTATTGATTGTATTTATTGTAATAAAATTAAATGTATAAATATAAAAGAAGATATATCACATCCCATTGATTACTATTGTGCAAAATTACTAAAAAAAGAAGAATTAACTGAGGATGATATTTATAATATAAAAAATACAATTGGAAATGATTTTTATGACAAACTTTTTGATTTCAATTATGATTTTAAAAATGATATGCATATTGGAATTATAATAAGTTTGTTATTATTTTGTAAAAATAATCCAATTGAACAATTTTATGGTCCATATTATGGTAAATGTAATATAACTAAAAAAATGATTGAAATAAATAATAATTTTGCAAAAGATATTTTATCTACTTTAGAATTCGCTAGTTGACGAATAAACAAGATTTGATTCGGTTGAGATTGATAGAGTAGAATCAGAATCTAATGTACCACCTTTTTGTTTTCTTGATTTGCTTTTTTTACTTTTTTTAGATGATTTTTTAGATTTTGTTCTTTCTGTTTTTGCCTTTTTCTCTTTCTTTTCTGTCTTTACTTCTTTCTTTTCTCTAGGTTTTGAATCCTTTTCACTTAAATATTCGTCAATCTCTTTTGTAACTTTGTCTATATTAATAGTCTTCAAATAATCTTTAGTAACTTTTTTTTCCATTTCAACAGCTCTATCAAAGTTACTTAATTCTGGATGTTTAGTAGTAATTTCTCTCCAGATAGCAGCTTTATAATATCTTGCCTTTTTATTATCTTCAGGATTATTTAAATCTAATTTTAATATTTCAGCAATTTTCTTAATTACTCTTTCATGTATTTCAGTTGATTGTCTCGCAATACTACGTGCCATTTCAGATAATTCACTTTGTACTTCTATTGTATCTTCTGATTTTTCTTCTTTTTCTGATTTTTCTACTTCTTCTGTTGTTTCTTCTGATTTTTCTTCTGATTTTTCTTCTGATTTTTCTTCTGATTTTGATTTTTCTTCTTCTGTTTCAGTTTTATCAAATAATTTCTTTTCTAATATTTTATCTTCATTTTCTGTTTTATCTTCAGTTTCTGTATTTTCTGTATTTTCTGTATTTTCTGTCTTTTTTGCATTTAATTTTAATAATTCTAAACCAATCTGTTCTGTTGCTTCTATGAAATCTTCATCTGTTATAATAGGATCGCCAAAAGCACCTTCATTACCAAAAGAAAATTCTGAATATGTTATTAATTTTCTATTACCTTTTGATTTGTTATGTTTACTAGTTAATTTGTTATGTTTACTAGTTAATTTGTTATGTTTACTAGATTTACTGTTTTTATCTTTTTTACCACCATTTTGTGATGGTATTTTTTTTAATTCTTCAATTATTTTATCTGTATCTGGTGTTTTATTTTTATCATTTTTATCGTTCATATCAACTTCAGCTACCATTTGAAGTGGTTCTGATTTAGGTGACCCTAATTCAGTTACAGGAAATTGAGGTATATCTGAACCACCGCGCATTTTTAGAATAATAGCATTTGCAATATCATCAGTTGCAATATCATCAGTTGCAACATCATCGTTCATAGTATTTCTAGTAGCAGTATTTCTGATTGTTGATGGATTAAATACAAAACTTTCAGTTGTATTTATGTTATTAAGTTTAACAAGATCTTTTAAATCAGCAATATTTACATCAGAAATAAAAATATCATTATCATTATCAGAATCTCCACCTACATCAGCCTTTCTAATAGAATCTTCTCTAATTGAATCCCTATTACTTCTAGTTTGGGTTTGTTCATGTAATTCATCTTCAGTATCGATATATGTACCTTCGTTATTCTTAATTTTTTTATTAGCACCTCTTTCAACAAGTAAATTAATAATTGTATCATTTCCAATTAGAACTGCATAATGTAACGGAGTATTACCAAGTATATCTTGAGCATTAATTGCATCTCTAACACTACAAATATCTTTATTTTTTAAAATTTTTATTAAATGTTGATTAATGATTTCATAATTATTATATAGAATAAAGTAATGTAAAAAATTTCTTTCATGTTTATCTTTCATATCTAATTTATCAATTCTTGTTTTAAGATTTTCAAGTAAAAAACAAACTACGTCCGGTTTTTTTGATGTAAATGCTTGTAATAATATTGAATTAATTTCAGAACAACTATAGCTTGATACACACCCTCCATCTTGATTAATTATTTTATTGTTTATAGTTTTTGCATCAACAGATGTTAAATCAGATGATTTTAATATAAAACTTGATTCACTAATTTCCATTTATATTATATAAATTATAATAAATATTTTATTTTTATTAAAATATAATTTTTATTTTTTTTATCTCTATCAATTATATAATTAATGCCTGAAAAAACATCAACAACCACAGTTATTGTTGGTTTAATATTATTAGCTATTTTAATCCTCACTGGTATGACTTATATGAATTGTAAACAGGATGATTCTGCAAAAGTTGAAAGATTAACAAATGTAAATTCAAGTGAAGACAATGTATCAATGGATTCAACCCAAACATCTGATTCAGCATCTCAATCATCTGATTCTTCAGCTGTTTCTTCTGCTGTTTCTTCTGATGCTTCTTCTGCATCTTCTGCTTCTGTATCTCAACCAGAACAAGATATAGTTATTAGACGTGGTAAAAATGCAAACACTTCTGGCACATATAAAAATATGTCCTATGCCGAAAATGACCGCGGTGGTGCTGGTGATATTGACCGTTATTTTATGGATGGTAATATCGATGAAGCTGCTAGTCCCAATAACTTTGGTGCATTAGATTCAGTATCAAATAAATATGCCGCTTATGTAACTAAAAAGACTGATGAAGGTTTACTTCCAGTTGAAGATGTTGCTGAATCTGGTTGGTTTGAAGATCCCACACCTGTAAGAATTAAAAACTCACAAATCATCAATATCTATAGACAAGTTGGTGTAAATACTCAAGGTTCATCTCGTAAAAATGCTTCACTTGACCTTCGTGGTGCCCCTGCCAATCCTAAGACCATTGTATCACCATTCCTTAACTCTTCTATTGACCCTGATGTCAATATTAAAGGTTTATGTCTATAAATTTTAGTAAACATAGAAATAAATAAATTTTAGTAAACATAGAAATAAATAAAAAAATTGATTTATAATTATTATGTATTATAATTATAAGTTATCATATATAAATACAAATTATGGAAATTTATGAAGATGAAAATATTACAAATTTACTAAATCTTTTCATGATTTATTACAAAAGAAAAAATAACATGAATGATGGAACAGCAATGTTTGATCATATTAAACGGAATGAAATTATGATTCAAACTAACCAAATGTTAGAAGAATTTTATGAAATTTTACAAGAATTTAAAACAGCAAGATATAAAGATCCTATTACATATGATGAAAAAATTATTAAAGAAAATGAAGATTTAGATTTATTTGTGTTAACGATTGATGATGTAAATAAAAAAATATCAGATTCATTATTTGCATTATTAATTGATATTAATAATTCATATGTAGACAAAAATTGGAATATAATTTAATTTAAAAAAATTTTTATATATATATATAATTAAATATGGAAGACCAATTAAAATCAATGTTAAAATCAAAACCTAAAAGTAAATATCAAAAAGAAGATGTTGATTCAAGTGATATATCATCAATGGATGAAGATGATATAGATATGTTAACAAATCAAGATATCCAAAAAAAAGCAACAAATTCTTTTGTACAAAATGAACTTTTAGAAAGAATTACAAAATATCTTAAAATTGATTCAAAAATTAAAGAAAAACAAAAAGAAGTTAGAGAATATATGAGAACTATGAAAGAACAAAAAGAATCTATGGAAAAATATATTATTAAATATTTAGAGGATGTTAATGAAGAATTCATTAAGATTGATGGTCAAGGCAAATTAGTAAGAACTCAAACCATTACAAAAGGAGCAATTAATAATGATAATATCAAAATATCTGTCGGTACTAGTTTGAAAAAACAAAATATTAATCTAGACGATAAAACATTCTTAAATTTAATTCAGACTATATTAGAACAAGTTGAAACAAATAGACCAAAGAAAACAAGAACTTTTATTAAACGTACATCAGAGAAAAATGAAAAAAATAAAAATGATAAAAATGATAAAAATGATAAAAATAATGTGAAAAAAAAGAAAGAAATAAAAAATCGTGATATAGAATCAGATGACGATATACCTAAATATATTTAAAAAAATAATTCTATATATGTTAGCATATAAGATGATAAAATTTTACGAATATAAAAATTTTTTAATTAGAAAATTAACATCAACAGAATTAAAATTATCTGAACTTGATGAATCATATCGTGTATATTGTGATTCATATGATGCAACAATTAAGATGAAAATTTATTCTAAAATGATTGAAAATAGAAAATATAAGAGACTTGTAAAAAAAATTAATTTCTTTCAGACAGAAATTATGGATTTGGAATCCAAGTACGAATATAAGGTGTAAGAGGAAGTACAAATGTAGGTGTAAAAAAACGTGTTATTTTATATATAAATGGTGTATATGAATAATAAATAATTGGTTGTGATAATCTTCTATATTTACTAAAATCATATAATTCACCATCTTCATCATCAGATGAATCAGATGATGATGAGGAAGATGAAGAAGACGAGGAGGAAGATGATGAAGATACTTCATAATCTTTTTTATTTGGTGCGTTTTTCATTTTACCACCAGATTGTTTTTCAGCTTTGTCTTTTATTTTCTTTTCTTCATTTTCAACATAATTGATGAACTCTTTTTTAGCTTTATCTGACATAATATATTTTTGTTCTTTAACCGTAAAATTTACACTTTTTGCACCGCCATGTAATCTTTCTTGAATTTTAAAATGATATAATTCTTTTTTATCATTCATAAGAGTAATATGCATTAAAGGCATATTATTTGTAAGATGTGTAGAGAGATCATTCCAAAAATTTACTGCAGCATCTAATGGTTTATCAACATTATATGTTGTATTAAATTGACCAATTAATAAAGGATTTACAAGTTTTAATTTCATAATATTATAATATTATATGTAAATAAAAAAAATTGATTAATCTAATCTTTATTAAAAAATACATAAAGTTATGTATATATTATTTTTAATATTAAATGAAAGAGACTAAAATCAAAGACGATGACCTTTTTAAATTAACTATTAGCCACACAAATATTATTAATTTTCGCAATCTCTTCGAAGTATTAGGTCAAGTTCTTCATGAGTTACGTATGACACTTATTAAACCTGATAAACCTATTTGCAATGATTCGGATGATTCTGATGCAGAAGATGATGATAATTAAGATGATAATTCGGATAATTCAGATGATGATTCAGAAGATGATTCTCCAGAACCAGTAAAAAAGAAAGGTTCAGTAAAAGATAAGGAAGTTGATAATAAAAATAAGATGAATTTAAAAAAAAAAGAAAATAATGGTGGAATTCGTATTTTAGAAGTTAATGATCATTCAACAATTATTGTTCATATTAAACTTATAGAATTTATTAAATTTGATTGTAAATATCCAACATATACAGTTGGACTCGATCCTCAATCTCTATATAATTTTATTAAGAATATCGATAAAGATGGTAAAATGTCTATATCAGTAAATGAGACAAATAAAGGTACAATGAATATTGATTTGCATAATAAGGTAAAACAAAAACTTTGCTCTTATATGTTTAAACTAATGGATCTAGATGTCAAGACATATAATATTCCACCGCCCGAATTTGATATCATAATTGATGAAATGAAGACTGATGAATTTCATAATATGTGTAAAGAAATGGCAGATGGTAGATATCTACGTGTAACATGTACTGAGAAAAAGATTGAATTTCGTTGTAAATCTAGTTCGGGTGAAAAGAAGAGAGAATATGAAAATGGCGGTTCTGTAACAATTTCATTCACAGGTAAAGATGATAAAAATACTGGACCAAAGATTATTAGTGAATATTTTGATCTTCATAATATTATTATGTTTAATAAATGTAGATCACTTTGTTCAACAATTCAAATCTTTCTTAAAAATAAATATCCAATGTTTATCCGTTATAAAGTAGCAACACTTGGTACTATGCAAGTTGGTTTTACTCCGGTACAAGAGGATAAGATTAATAAGAATATGAATTATGATGATAAGAATGACCAATTTTATAACAAACCTCAACTTAAAATGAAAGATCTTTAAATTTTATTTATTTTCTTTCACAATAAAAACTTTCTTTTATTCTTTCTTTACTACATTTTTTACATTTTTCAATAATTTCATATCCTTTTACTTTCCAATCAATTAATTGATATACATAGGGTTTAGATTCAATATACATCCAAGAATGAAATAATAAGCACATAATAATTAACTTTAAATAAATTAAAAAAAATAATTTTATATCTAAATGATCAAAGTTAGATATCATATTCAGGTTTAATCTGTTTGTATTGGATTGAAATCTTTCCATCATTATTAAGAACAGATTTAGACTGACGTTGAAGTTCCTGATTAAACTTATTAACAAGTGTAACTGGAAGTTCTTTTGTAAAATCCTTTGATTCATCAAATGTTTTAGTCCAGATCTTTACAAGTGATGCACGCTTTTTAACTGAATAAGAAATACCATTAATATTCTTATTATTTTGAACAAGGGTTTCATTCATAATTAACATACAAATAGTAGCAAATGATTCTGTAGATAAGTCAGTCTTCATTCCACGTTGAATTGAATCAATTTTGATAGAACAAATTCCTCCAAATTTATTATTGACATCTTCCCAAATTGGTGCAATCTCTTCTCTCATAATAAAAATCTGATTTGTATAAGTATTAATTAATTGAAAGTTATTAAAAAATCTCCAAAAAGATCCAATTGAATTAATTACATAGATTTTTTGATAACCTGCAATTGTCCAATCGGTACAATTAAGACGATGAACCCATACTGTCCAATAAGAATTAAGTTTCTTATCATTTCCAATATCACCATAATCAATAGATTCATCATAAATTACTTTATTTTCTAATAGTTTCTCATCTCGAAAAACAGAATCTAATTTATCCTGTTTGTCTTGTTCTCTGTCTTGTTGTCTGTCTTGTTGTCTGTCTGATTTATCATTATTATCTGAAATATTATCCCATTCATCTGTTTTCATTTGTCTAGGTGTATGATGAGTCTTTTTTTTAATTTCAGGTTCAGTAGATTTAACTGTTTCTTCAGGTTTAATAATTTCTTGTTCATCATGATCATCTGACTCATCAGCTAATAGCATGAATTTATTTGTTCGTGACATGTTTATAATGATTAATAAATAAAGAAATTGTCTTTAATTCATTTAAAAATCAATTTTTAATTATTCCTTAATAAAATGTTGATACAAATGATGATACAGCCATATTATCAGATATAGATACTAAAATATGTTGTTCAATTGTTTTAAGATTTAAAATAATTTTAATAAATTTATCTTGTTTAATTTTATTTTCTAAAAAATTTTCTCTTAATTTACATGTAATCTCTGTAATTATATCAAGTATTCCATATTGATTTTCTTGAATAATATCTGTAACTGTTTTTAATGAATCAGTAAATGATTTATTTAAAAGTGTATTAAGAATTAGTGAAATTTCATCATCAGTTGGATATCCTGAACATTTAGAAACTGTTTGATATGTAATTTTATTAAACGCCATGTAAATAGATTGTAAATTATTAAATACTTTACGCATATCACCTCCAGAAATCTTTATTAATAAATCTAAACCGTCTGATTCAATTTTAATCTTTTGAGAAGAACATATATCTTGAATTCTTTTTTTAATTATTTCAGGTTGTAATGGAGCAAATCTAAAATTTACACATCTAGATTGAATTGATGGATCAATTGATTTTAATTTATTACAGATTAAACAGAATCGAGCGGATGATGTAAAGTCTTCAATAATGCGTCTTAACATTCCTTGGGCAGAAATTGTCATAGCATCAGCCTCATCTAAAATTACAAGTTTAAATGGTATAACATCTGGAAGAAATATTGACGACATTACAAAATCTTTTACTTTATTACGAATTACCTCAATACCTCTCTCTTCAGACGCATTAATATGTTTCGTCATTAACATATACGAGTCTCCATATAATTCTTTAGCCAAAGCCATTACAATCGATGTTTTACCAACACCTGATGGGCCACAAATTAAAAGATGTGGTAAATATTTATTTTTCACATAGTCTTTAAAAGTATTTTTAATTTGTTGATTTGATATAACATCATCTAATTTACTTGGTCTAAATTTTTCAACCCATGGTAAATGTGTATCTTCAATAATTTTACTTTTTAGTTTATTTTCTTCATTATATTGTTTAAAATCATTATAAATCAACTTTTCCATTATAGTATTATTGTTATATATTATATGTTATATGAGTTATATTTAAATATTTAATAAATTAATAATAAATATATGAGTCAATTTTTTTGTAACAATTGTTTTATAATATGTAGGTATCAGGAAGATAATCTTACCCATTTTTGCAAAAGATTCCAAAACAGATTTAAAAAAATTGAATATATAAAAGATCTATCTGGAACCAATTGGATTTCCCCACAAAACAAGTATTTTTTTCTTAAATTATTCTGGAAAAAAAATATATTTTTCACTAATATTAAATCTAAATATTTTTGTCAAATAAATAATAAAAATGGAATTGTAAAGACTATATACGATAATTCAACATTATTAGAAATTGTTAACAATGAAAAAGATGTAAATATACAAGATAAATTAGATGGAATATATAATTCATCGAACATTGTTACTAAAATTAATTTAATAAAAGTTAATAAACATAAAACCAAATCTACTAAAATAGATATATTTCCATATTTATTAAATATTGATAGAAATATAGAAATTACATTAAGAGATATTTTAAAGATATATAATGTTGATTATAAAAATTATATGCATATAGTTATTGAATATACATGCTGTGAAACATTTAAGGATTTTATGATTTTTGCCGATTTAGCTGATTATCTAAATAAAAGTGTTCATGAATTACTTTGATTGCTATTTACTATTGATTATGAATTAACATTAATTTAATACAATCACTATTTGTTTCTATTTCATCTTTTAAATCATGTATATATTTTAAAAATCCATATTTTTTTGAACAATTACCTATTTGTATATCATCTAATAAAGAACTAGAACCCTCAAAATAAAATTTTTTACTATTTTTGCTAAATATATTTGTACATTTTTTTACAAATACCATATTGTCATCAGTATCATTATATCCTGATCTAAATTCATCAAAATTCATATAATTATATTCATAATTAATTATTAATAATTTATATATATATGTCCAGAATAATGATTCATCATATTTTTCAAAATTTGTATACATTGACCATTTTTTATGTTTATTTTTTTCCATATGAATATTAAAATCTTCTTCTATTTTTTCATAATCTAGATTTAAATCACGTTGCATTTTAAATATATTTGTAACAAGAATCAAATTATGAATTATCTATTTAAAGTTCAATTTTTTATAAAAAAGTTAAAGAATATAAAAATTGATTTTTAAACATATTTTTGTTTATCTACTTAAATTTATATTATATATATAATTATATCATCATGGACACCCCAGTATTTGCATATGATAAAAATATTAGAGCAATCGACCACATTGACTTTGATGTATTAGGTAATGAAGAAATTAAGGGTAGATCTGCTCTCGGTAGAAATACACATGGTGTAGAATTTGCCGATTTACAAGAAAACGGAGAACCTAAAATTAATGGTTTAGCTGATCCTAGATTAGGTACAGTTGATAATAATAGTGTATGTGCTACTTGTGGATTTAAGAATGATTTTTGTCCGGGTCATACTGGACATATGGATTTAGTTGAAGCATTCTTTCATATTGGTTTTATTGACCATCATGTTAAGAAGATTTTAGACTGTATCTGTTTAAATTGTTCAAGAGTATTAATTCACAAAAATGAGGCAAAAATTGAGGACATATTAAAAACTAAAATTGGGAAGGCTAGATTGATTGAAGTATCAAATTTAACAAAGAATATTACATATTGTTCACATTGTGGTACTCATGTAGCAAAGATTAAAGTTGATATTAAAAAATCAACAACTACTATTAATGTTACAGCTGAGATTGACCTACAGAATATTAAAGATGAAGCATTTATTAATGAGAATAAAGGTAAAACTAAATTAGTACAACCACTAACACCAGATATTGTATATGAAAAACTAAAAAATATTTCTGATGATGATTGCAGAATTCTTGGATTAAAACCTGAAAGAACTAGACCAGAATATATGATTCATAAAACATTTTTAATTCCTCCTATGGCTATTCGTCCATCTGCACGTGATTTTGACGGCGGTGGTGCTGTAAGAGAAGATGGTATAACTCATATACTTTATGATATTACAAAGTTTAATTATAAACTTCAAAAACAAAAAGAAACAGGAGCATATTCTGTTTCGAAATACAGTAAAGACCAGTCAACACTATTACAATATTATATTGCTGCATATTTTGATAAAGATTTAATTTCAACACCAAAAGGTGATAATGATAAATTTAGATCTGTTGCTCCAGGTATTAAAGCAAAAGAAGGAAGAATCAGAGGTAATTTAATGGGCAAACGTGTTAACTTTACCGGACGTACTGTTATTACATCTGATGCAGCTATTAATAATAATCAACTCAGAGTACCTGTAAAAATTGCTAAAAATATTACTTTTCCAGAAGTAGTTACACCAGATAATATTGAACAAATGCGTGAACTTGTTAGACGTGGAAGAGATACTTATCCAGGAGCTAATTTTGTCTTTAGAGTTTCAAATATGACTGAAGGACAAACAGTTTCTCCTATTGATTTACGTTTTAGAAAAGAACAAGTTGAAATTTATGTTAATGATATTGTTGAAAGACATATTGTTAATGGGGATAAAGTACTTTTAAATCGTCAACCCACACTTCACAAACAATCTATGATGTGTCATGAAGTTGTTGTTGTTGACGATGAAAGTATCATGACTTTGGGCTTATCAGTCGCTGTGACTAAACCCTACAATGCGGACAAAATTTTTGTATGTATGTAAACAAAATACATCATTATCCGCAACAGGAGGCGTGAAAAGCGTGCTACCTCCTAGTATATAATTTTGGTAAACTTAATAAAAAATTGAGGCAAAAAAGTATATAAAGAAAAATAATTATATGTTGTTATAAAATGAACGTGGAAGATACAAATAATAATAATGTAAAAATTTGTTCTAAATGTGGAGAAGAAAAACCCGCCGATAGAATTGTAAAAAATAGAAAAATATGTAAAGATTGCTGTAATATCAAAAAATTAGCAAAAGTAAAAGCTACAATAGAGAATATCGACAAAGAAAAAGAAAAGACTTGTAAATTATGTAATTCTATTAAGAAAACAGCATTATTTTCAAGATCTGGTATTTCTAATATTTGTATTGATTGCAGCAACATTAAACGTCGGGAAAAATATGAGAACAATGAAGAACTTCGTAAAAAAGCAATTAAAGATAGTACAGACTTTAAGAAAAAGAAGAAGGCAGAACGTGATGAGATTAAGAAGAAAGAGCTAGAGGAATTAGAGGAAAAAATTGGAAAGGATAATACAATATGTGAGTATTGTAATAAAGTAAAAGCCAAAACACATTTTCGTCATAATCGATTAAAATGTAAAGATTGTGAACGAGATGATCCTAAATATAAATTACATAAACTTGTAAGGAGTAGAGTTCATGATTTTTTAAAAAGAAATAATGAAATAAAATCGAAACATACATGTGAATATTTAGGATGTACTCGTGAAGAATATATAAAATGGCTTTTATACAATTCCAAAAATTATACTATTGAAAATCATGGTAAAGAATGGCATATTGACCATGTGATTCCTCTGTCAAAATTTGATGTAAATAAAAAAGAAGATGTAGAATTAGCGTTTAATTGGAGAAATACTATGCCTTTGTCTGTACAAGAAAATCTATCAAAAAATAATAAGATTTTAATTCCACAAATTAAACAACATGTAAAATTATTAAAAAAGTATCATAAAGAAAATAATATAACTTTGCCTCAAAAGTTTATCAAATTATATGCAAAACACCTTGAAGCGGGAAACCCCTAAGAGCCTTGACTACTAATCTTTTATTGGAAACTTTAAAAGAGAACTCGGTTAATAGCCGAACCCAATGGTAACAATGTCAAGGATTGGGCAATCCGCAGTTTACTACCTAAATCTGATTTTTGACAGGATATGGTAGGGCTTCAACGACTGAACGGGTGTTGGTGAACGATGAAGGTCTAGTCAACCGGAGTTTGCTTAAGATACAGTCTGCCCCTCTGGGAAACCTTAGGGAATCAGCGTTTGATGGAGACGAAATGAATATTTTTATTCCGCAGTCTATACAGACACAAATTGAATTAGAAGAAATTGCAAATGTTAAAAGACAAATTATCTCACCATCCACATCTAGAACCAGTATTGGTCTAGTACAAGATGGTT